ATTATAATCCGTTACGCCATTTCAAACCACTAGTTTTGCGGATTGGGGTTAAAAGGAGGATCGTTTTCAAGACGGACCTCCTTCATATTTTTCAAAGCAGACAGCAGAATTTAACTCTTTACCGGAGGGCGATTCTGCCTTTAGAGTTATATATTCTCCGTCTTTGAGAATATTCCAAACATCCTCATGCTTATTGGGACACCCAATTGTTCCTACATATTTAGCTCCGGGCTCTCTTCCATAAGGAACTACAATATTTACCCTCACGTTTTTATTTTCCACGGATATATTCCTGACTTGCCAGCCGCCACCTATCGGGAATTGACTGTAATAATTTTCAAGCCATGTTTGAGCTGAAACTAACGATTGCTTTGGAGTTACGTTGTTTGGGCCAGATTGGCTGGGCTGAATAACTAATGACTCATTTTTAGGATATATATTTGGTGATGCCATATATGCGATCACAGATACCACAATCAGCCCATACACAACACCCGCGATGATAACAGACTTGCTCGCAGGTGAATTAGTTTGACGCCAAATATAGAAGAAAATACCAAATATTGCCAACAAAGCTAACGCCATCAATATCTTTAATGTGAGCACTCTGTTTCCTCCTATTTTTCGTCTTTCAGCCCCCGCTCCCTCTCTATCTCCTCTTTCACTATTGTCCAAACCCGCATTCTACCTACATCAGACAGTTTGTGCCAGTCATTTAAATAAGCCAAATCCAGCGGATCGGCCTGGATATTAGTTTTACCATATTCGACAGGGTGTTCATTCACGATTAACGCATCGGCCTGGCTACCCTTGTGTTCATGCTTTACTGGATCATCACCAGTAAGGAGCCAATTTGCATTAAACCCTAATCTAACGAGTTCTTCAAATACCTTCCCACCAGGAACCTGTTTCCCACTTTCGTAATTCTGCCAAGCAGTAAGACTCACTTTAATGGTTTTCGCCATTTCCTTCTGGTTTTTACCCATATTTTCACGAGCAAATTTAAGACGTTCAGATAAAGACATATGTATCCGGGAACATTCAAGATTGATCTGACAACTTGAATATTGAGTGTAATTGAACTTGAACGCATTCAAGTTTGATAACTACCTGTAGTTACGGCACAAATAGCATATCTGCTAAAAATATTAATAATTACAACTTGAACGTATTATAATGGTTGACAACCACAATTATTGTTGTTATAAACACCCCGTCATCACGTTTTCATGACAACCCAACAGGCGAAAAAAAGGGGGGGATCACTCCTCCCGACTCTGCCTTCTCGACTGAGAAAGGATCTCAAATGAGCCATCAAGAAACGGATTCAGCCCCCCCAAAGGCCACTCTGACGGACTTTCCAGAAACATCTCCCAGAACGCCGTTCCTGCCCTCGCTATCAGAGCGGGCGCGTTCCCTTTCGGTTCCAGATGAAACGCCATCAGCACAGTCAGCATCACCTTGGCCGCCGTCACTCTCTGCATCGCAGCCAGAGCCAGACGACGGTGCTTTTCCGCGTCCAGAATTTTCAGTCTCCGTCTGTGCGCGCCGTCGCCAGCAACAAATTGTGAAATTTCTTCACGATGTTCATCGGACCAGGCTGTCCACTGAACTTTGCCGATGACCGCGCACCAGCCGCGGAGCATTTCGATGTCAGCGGGCTCCAGCTCGGCTGCCAGGGCTACCATCTGCCACGTACATTCGGAAATGTATTTACCGTAACTCATAACGAATTATCACCGATGCCAGACTCGACAAAAGGATTGTACACATGACAACCACACGCCCACCGAAAAAACCCGAAGAATTGAGAATCTGGATTCAGTACCGGCTCAAACTTCAGGGGTCGTCGTTCGCCGCTATCGGTCGGCGGCTCGGCATCAGCCGTCAGGCGGTCAGGAAATGCGTGCTTTCGCCGCCGCCGAGGATTGCGGACGCTATCTGTTCCGACCTGGGCGTCAGCCGTAAGCGCCTATGGCCGTGGCGCTATGCCGCATGATGATTCGGATGTGCTGGGCATTACTTTTAAGTAATGCAATATAGATGTGAATATAAACGATTTTCAGTGGGTCCGCAATGACGAAGCCGAAGAAAAGATTAGTCACGGATAATAAGCAAATGAGCCTGTTCGATATTCTTCTTCAGGAGAAAGCCGACCGCGAACAGATTCGTCCCGCCCGTCTCAATATCACCGCGCAGATCGCCGCCGCAATCAAGAACGCCATCAGTAATGTCAAGAAATCAAGAGAAACCATTGCCGACGAAATGTCGGAGCTGACCGGTGAGCGCGTTACCGTGAGCCAAATTAATAATTACACAGCGGATAGTCATCCCCACGAAATGCCGGGGCGCCTGTACGCCGCCTTTTGCGTGGCAACGGGAGATACTGAGCTTATCCGCATTCAGGCCGAGGCTGCGGGCATATACACAGTCAAAGGTCCGGATGCGCTCAGGGCGGAGATACAGAAGAAGGATGAGGAGATTCGGAAGTTGCAGACGGAAAAAAGAAAAAGGCAGGTATTTCTGCAGGAACTGGAGGGAAAGAGGTGAAATGCACTCTTTGTAATGGCGTGATTGAAGGTGTTTTCGCTGTCAGTGCGGCGGAGCGGTGTGTCCCGGCTGCTGTCTTTACGTGCGCTCATTGCGCGGAGGGGTGGAGGAGGGAACACCTCCCCCACGGGACGGTTATACCTCTACAGCTTGACATTGAGCTTTTCGGCAAACTTGTGAATGAGAGCGCCGATGTTGTTGTAGTCCAGAACGCCAACTACGCCTCCACAGCTGGCGCACTGGACAAACAGGAGTCTATACGCTGACTCCTTCGGGGCATTCTCCTTAACCTCGAAACGAGAACCTCCACATTTTACACATGAACTTGTCGCCATACCCTGCTCACCTCCTCTCTCGTTCCGACGTCGGGGGATGCCGGAAACTATATCAGAAGGTGGGCAGGGGCAAAACGATTCTAATCCGAGAGAACCGCCATGACCTTACCGAAAGAATGGTACACCGCGAAAGAGCTGGCCGGACTGCCGGGGATGCCGAAAACGCCACAGGCTGTGAACGCAAAAGCAAAACGCGGAGTGTGGGCTCACCGTGACCGCTCCGGTCGTGGCGGCGGCCGCGAATACGCCCTCTCCTCCCTCCCGGCCGAAACCCGCGCATACCTCGCCCGACAGCACGTAAACGAGCGCCGCCACGCCTCCCCCGCCCCTTCCACCCAGGATGAAAAGGCCGACCTCCAGGCCCGCCGCTTCGCGGCCCGCATCCAGAGTCTCGCCACCTTCGACCGTCTGCCCGAGTGGCAGCGGAAGGGCGCGGGGGCCAAGCTCGCCGTCATCCGCGCGTTCGAGACGTTTCTTTCCGTGTCGGGCCTTGCCAAGACTCCGGGGCTCAAGGTCTTCTCCTACGAATACACCATGGGCCGCATCGAGATCGGCGAATCTGTAAGGGCCGAGATTCCGGACCTCAGCGACACTTCCCTGTCCCGCTGGCTGAGAGACGAGCAGCAGCTCGGCGCCATGGGGCTCGTGGATTGCTACGGCAACCGGAAGGGGCAGTCCAAGATAGAGACCTACGTGACCGGCGAGGACAAAGACGGTCGTCCGGTGAAACCCTACGTCACCGCACTCTTGACCATCATGGTCAAGGATCCCCATGTAACGCCCAAAAAGGCCCATGAATACATGCTTGCCGTCTGCCCCTGCGGGCCGGGCGTCGGCGTAAAGAGCGTACAGCGCTGGATGGAGTCATGGAAAAAGGAGCATCCTTTCGAGTGGGCGCACATAGTGGACCCGGACAAAGCCAAGGGAGACTTCTCTATCGCCTTCGGCGACGCGGCCGAGGGGATCACCGGCCCGAACCAGCGCTGGGAGATCGACGCCACCCCGGCGGATCTGCTGCTTACCGACGGCCGCCACAAGATCATCGGCATCATCGACGTGGGAACGCGCCGGCTGAAGTTCCAGGTTTCCCGCACGGAGCGGGCCGTGGACGGCATCGCCACCGTGCGCCGCGCCCTGCTCGACTGGGGCGTCCCGGTGGGCGGCGAGCTGCGCTGCGACAACGGCAAGACCTACGTTGCCGAGCACTTTCAGCGCTGCATGCGGGACCTGGAGATCGAACTTCACTACTGCCGCCCCTTCTCCGGCGAGGAAAAGCCCTTCATCGAGCGCGCCTTCCACACCTTTTCCCACGACCTGGTCGAACACCTGCCGGGCTACTGCGGCCACAACGTGGCCGAGCGCAAGGCCATAGAATCACGGGAATCCTTCGCGAAGCGCCTCATGAAGCGGGACGAGGTCATCGAGATGAAGATGACCTCCGCAGAATTCCAGGAGTTCTGCGACCGGTGGTGCGCCTCCTACCACGACAGAATCCACTCGTCCCTCGGCAAGTCCCCCAACCAGGCGCTATCGGAATGGCCCCACGCCATCCACCGCATCGGCGACGAGCGGGCGCTGGACGTGCTGCTGTCGCCTGTCGCGGGCAAGAACGGGTGGCGAAAGGTAACCAAGAACGGCTTCGACATCGACACCTTCAATTACGTCGCACCCGCTTTCGGCGGCTGCGTGGGCACGCGGGTCCGCTGCTTCACCACCGAGGACGTGGGCCGGGTGGTCTGCCACATCGAGAACGAAGCCGGGGTTATGGAGTTCCTCTGCATCGCGGAATGCCCGGAGATCACCGGCATATCCCGCGCCGAGGTCTCGGCCAAGGCCAAGGCATATCAAAAGGAGTTGAAAGACAGAGCGGCGGAACTGAAGCGGCAGTCTAAGAAGGAGTTGCGGGGCAAGTCCGCCGCCGAGATCGTCCTTTCCTGCCGCGAGGACAAAGCGCCAAAGAATATTGCCTACTACCCCCGGCCCGCCATCGAGTACACCACCCCGGCGCTCGACGCCTCGGCCGAGGCGGGGCGCGTCCTGGACGGCAAACCCGCTCCCCCCGCCCCGCTGCCGCCGGAGGTGCTGGAAAGGCGCGAACAGCTCAAGGCCGAGCTGGAGGCCAACAAGGGCAAGGTGGCCCGGATCGAGGTGGAGAGCGACAGGCAGCTGTACAAGCGGTGGAAGGGTCTAAAGGAAAGGCTTGCCCTGGGGGAGATCATCAGCGAAGAGGATTACAAATTCTACCAGGGATTCGGCCGGAGCGCCCTCTGCATGGCGTTCACAGCGGTGGAAGCGGATCTCGGGGTGATGACGAGGTAAAAAAAGAAAGGAGTTTGAAATGAGACGGTATCACTTTGACGCGATGAGGCCGGGTGGATTCATGAACTGGCCCGGACAGATTGTCGAATCACCAGCCCGTATAGGGGTAGTCGTCCGGATTATATTCCGCGCCTGGTTCGGTAATTGGCCTGTGGAATGTTGGCACAAGGATGGATTCATGGGGGAAGCGTGGGACCGCAGAGGCAACAGAATACAGGTCATGCAGCTGAATCATCAATAAAAAAGCCGCGTTGGCGCGCGGCTTTACCCCCTTGCCCCCCTTTTTAAAGGGGGGAACTTTCATGGGGAAAACAAAGACAGGAGGGATCATGCAACAAAAGGGAAGCGATGTCAAGACGGTGGCCGCGCTGGGAAACGTGGCGAGGGCTGAATACGCCATGCAAAGGGCGATGGCCACGTCCCCCAATCTGCCCCGGATGCTCTGCTTTTACGGGGGGAGCGGCTACGGAAAAACCTCGGCGGCGTCATATCTCAGGGCCAAGCATCGAGCCTATTACGTGGAGTGTAAATCGACCTGGACAAGAAAGAAGCTCTTGAACGACATCCTGCTGGACATGGGAATAATTCCGGAAAAAGCGCTCTACGACATGTGCGACCAGGTGTGCCAGCAGCTTGCCACCTCCGGCCGGCCGCTCATCATCGATGAAATGGACTTTCTCGTGGAAAAGGCCGCCGTGGAAATCGTCCGGGACATCTACGACGGGAGCAAGGGCGTGGTGATGATCATCGGGGAAGAACAACTTCCCCTGAAGCTGAAAAAGTGGGAGCGATTTTCCGGCCGCATCCTGGAAAACACACGGGCCGAGCCCGCCGACCTGGATGACGCCATGGTGCTCGCGGAGTTCTACTGCCGCAGGGTCCCGGCGGATGAAGAATCTATAGCCCACATTCACGGGATCGCCAAGGGGAGCGTGCGCCGCATCTGCGTCAACCTGGAGCTGGCCCAGGAACGGGCGCTGTCCATGGGGCTCGACCGGATCACCATGGACGTGCTGCGCGGCGTCACCCTGTATACCGGAGCCGCGCCGGTGGGGAGGGGCTGATGGCGCAAAAACCGGTAGACAAACGGAGCCCCCTGGAGACCAGGGACGCTATCTGGGCGGCGATCCGGAGGCTGCGGTCATTCAACCTCGCGGAACTGCGCGGAGAGACCCGTTGCGGCGCGGAGCAGGTCAGGGATTACGTGACCGGGCTTACCGCCGCCGGGCTCCTGGAGAAATCCCCCCCTGCCCCCCCTTCCATAAAGGGGGGAGTCCCCGTGACGTACAAACTCGTCAGAGATTGCGGCGTTGAAGCGCCGCAAGTGCGCAAAGACGGCAGCGAGATCACCATGGGCAAAGCCCAGGAGCAGATGTGGCTGGTGATGAAGGTCCTGGGCGAGTTCTCCGCCCTGGATCTGGCTGTCCACGCTTCCACCGAGACGGTAGCGGTGACCGAGGCCGGCGCCAAGAGTTACATCCATTATCTGCACAAGGGGGGTTATCTGGCCATGGTTGCCAATGGCAAGCCGGGCCACCGCAAGGGCGGCGGCATCCTTGCCCGTTACCGGTTCCTCCCCTCCCGATACACCGGTCCGCGCCCTCCCATGGTGCAACGGGTCAAGCAGGTCTATGACCCGAATCTGAAAAAGGTGGTCTGGTCCGGAGGCGCCGATGAATGAGAACGACCGGATGCAGCTGTTGATAAAAATGGCGGGGATCTACGGGCAGGCGGCAGTGGCCCGCAGGATTGGGTACTCCCCCAGCGCAGTATGCCAGATACTCAAGGGGGAATACAAAGGCGACAAGCGCGCGATTCTCCAGCGGGTGGAGGAAGAATTCGGCGACACCACGGCGGACTGCCCGGTCTACGGAGATATTTCCCTCAAGTTCTGCGCCGAGGAGAGGAAAAAGGGCTTCAGCACGAGCCGGGCCGACATCTGGCTTGCGTGTCGCGCATGCCCGAGAGGAGGCGCCGCATGATCTGGCTATGGCTGATACCGGTATGGGCGTTTGCGGCGGCGCTCTGGTATCCCTTCGGAGACGCCGCGGGCCGGGCTGATGAATCGGCTGATGAGCTGTTCGAGAAGCTCGGCGGGCACTTTTAACCGTAGGGGCGGCCCCTGTGGCCGTCCGGAAAAGGAGTGAACCATGAAACGATTTCTCAGTTGGCTGAAATACAGGAAGTTGAGGAAAGAGCAAGCGGCCCGCGCCGCTTCCCTGGCCGTGCAGCTGGTCATGAGCGGCAGCCTGGCGCCGCCGAGGTTTACCGGGATCGGATTCGGCCAATCGCCCCGGAATTGCGTAATAGTTTCCGCTACCAAGGTTCTGGTGCGGCGTGAGGGCTGGGCATGAGCGCCCCGTCGGTAGTGGCTTTGGCCCTGGTCGCCTTGATGATCGGTTGCTCTGCCGGGTCCATGTATCAGACCTGGACCGCCCATTACCGGAACATGGAAGCGATGACGGGCCGATATCTGGCGGAGAAGGCGTGGCTCAGCGCCAGGACAACCGAGATTCTGGCCGAAGTGGAGAGGGATGCAAGCGAGGTTAAAGCGGACTTGAAGAAACATTCAAAAGGAGGACAGAAACATGGCAAATAGAGCGATACCCGAAGGATACATGGAAGACAGCCGCGGCGCGCTCATGCCGATCGAAAAGGTCCGGGAGATCGATAAATTGCGCGATGACCTGGTGCGAGGAATCGTAGCAGGCGCGATCAGCACACACCAGGTGGTAAGCCGGTTCAAGGTCGATGCAATGGCCGATATCGAGGCGTTTGTTGAGCTCTCCGGGGAGCGCTTCGGTGTTAAACGGGGCGGTGGCAAGGGAAACGTCACCCTCACCAGCTATGACGGCCGGTACAGGGTCGTCAGAGCGACAGAAGAGTACATTGTATTCGACGAACGCCTGCAAATAGCAAAGGAGCTCATCGATGATTGTCTGAAACGCTGGAGCGAGGGGGGCAATACCAACCTGCAAGCATTGGTCAACGACGTTTTCCAGGTCGACAAGCAGGGCAAGGTCAATGTGAGAGGAATCCTGCGCCTGCGGCGGCTCGACATCGAGGACGAAACATGGCGGCAGGCCATGACCGCCATCGCTGAAAGCCTTCAGACGGTGGGTTCGAAGGCGTACTTGAGGGTCTACGAACGGGATGAGCGGGGCGAATATCAACAGATCAGCCTGGATACGGCGAAATAGGGGGGACGCCATGCAATGTCCGAAATGCGCGGAAAATATCAATGAATCCGCCATCAACACTCAGCCATGTCCATTTTTCGACGGGCTTGAGGTCGCTTTTTCCTGCCCCGGTTGCGGGCGGTCGTTCTTCTGTCTCCTCTCTCCGAACACCTTCCTCGAAGACCTGGGGAAGCCGCCGGCCGTTGAGGTCCCGGACGAGGCGGTAACGGTATCGATCCTGTCCCTGGTCGGAGTGACGGTCGATGAGGCGGTGGCGGCGGGGTGGTCCGGAGAACAGCGGTTGCGGGCTGTTGACTGGGCGGGAGCTATTCATTTACAGGCATCGGATAATGACGATGTCGAGATGCCGAAGATGCCGGAGTTCCTGAAGCAGTACCAGGGAAACCCGTTTGAGGAGGTGACGTGATGAGTAATAAAACTCTACCACAGAAAACAGATCTGAACTTCCGGAAGGTTGGGAATGCAGAAGTTCAGCGGTGCGCCCGTTGCGCGCACTTTGTGAAACGATTCAAACTCGAAGGATATGAAGCGGCAAGATGCCGGGTAATTGGGATGGAGAAGAAGCGAAATTACAGAGTCTATGCGGACCACGTCTGTGACCGATTCGAGGAGGTTAAATATGCAACGCACTGAACGCGAAACAATAGGCATAGAGACGGTCGGAGCGCTGCGGAGCGCCCTGTCCGGGATGGTTGATGACGTTCCGGTCAGCGACGTGATGGGAGAGGCTCTCGTGGTTGAGGTGCGCCGCGATATGGAGACCAGCGAGCTTTCGGTGGAGGTGAGGTGATGGGGAGCAATGTTGTTTGACCGCTGAAGACAGGGCCGGAGTCATCCGGCCCGCACTTGAACAGTCAAACAAAGAAGATAGATAGACAGGGGGAGGCCATGAACCGAACCGGCGTCATCCACTACGCGCGAATCGAAAACTCCGACCGCCTCCGCCGGGTGCTGGCGGTGCTTTCCGACGGGCTCCCGCACAGCACCATGGAAATTGTCAGGGCCGCGGAGGTCTGCGCCGTGAACTCGGCAATCGCCGAGCTCAGGATGAACGGGATCCGCATCGAGTGCAGGCAGATCGGCCGGGAGCGGTTCGAGTATACGCTGGTCGAGCAGTTGGTGACATTGGCCGATCCACCGCCGGAGGCGGCGTGAGTTGCGGGGAGTGCACGTATTTAGGCTGGGACGGTCTAAAGCGGCACTGCCTGCATCCGGATCATCCGCTGCCGATCATGAAGTGGCCGGGGAAGTGCCGGGATTCCGTTGATATTGACAGGAAGATCATGCCGGGAGCGGCTCAGAGCTGGCCGGAACCGGTTGAACTGCGAAGGGTGAAAGGGTGAAGGGTGAAGGGTGAAAGGGGCCAGGGGATGACGAAAGACGATTGGGCACGGGTTGAGAAAGCGCTGGGCGGGATTTACGGCTACGCCAAGTTGAATGTCGACGGCCGGGAGACGCTGTTTCGGCGGGAGCTGGTCTCCAAGAATCAGCTTGGAATCGTCACCTATGTGGACGGCCATATGAAGGGGGCATGGCTTTCACCCAGGGAAGAACACCCTGAACGGCGCTACATGAGGCCTTTCTCTCGCTATATATTTCCTGCGAAAGAGCGGGAGAAGATAAAAAAGATGCCGAAGTGGATGAAGAAGGGTCTGCGCCTCGACCCCGATAAAAAGATCCAATTGTTCTCCTCTATCTGGCCCTCTGCCACTGCGATCCGCCGCCACTATCAGAAGACATTCACCAGCATCGAACTTGTTGAGGTGGTCGGATGAAACTTACCTGTCCGTCCTGCCACACCATATTCCACCTGGAGTCAGCCATGGAAGAGGCTGCCGGGCGCGAGTTCGCTGCGTTTCTGGCTGGACTCGGCGAATTGGCCCGGCCGCTGCTGGCCTATCTTGGCCTGTTCCGGCCCGCTACCCGGGCGCTGGCGTATGAGCGGATGCTCCGCCTTGCCCGCGAGGTGGTTGAGTTGTCATTTGACAATGTACAGCTGGCGGCGGCGCTGTCGGAGACGGTGGAGGCGCTGCGGCAGAAGCGGGATGCCGGGGACGTGCGGCCGCTGAAGGGGCACAATTACTTGAAGAGGGTGCTGGAGAACCAACCCCCCTCAATCCCCCCTTATCAGGGGGGAAGCGACGCAATGGACTCCTCCCCTGATAAGGGGAGGCCGGGAGGGGTTTCCAAAACCGCCAGGGCCATTGGTCGCCTGGAGAACTGGAAAAAAGGCTGATGGACTGGGTCCGGCAGGCGGTCGGTGACGGTCTGGAGGCGCTCATAGCTTTGCGGCTCAAAAATGCTCCGGCGGAGGATACGATGGAATACATCGCCGACATCTGGCTCCGGGCGTTCCGGCAGCGGGTATTCATCCGGGAAACGGACGAACCGAGGATCCGCGCGGCATTCGACCGCATCTTCGGCCGGATCCGCGAATGGCCCGCGCCGTTGGATGTTATCGAGTTGATGCCTCCCCGGCCGGAGCGGTTGAAACTGCCGCCACCGAAGGTGAGCGCCGAGGAGCACGCCGAGAACGTGAGCAGGGTCAAGGAAATGATAGCCGTGTTGATGGGGAAATGGCCGTAGGGGCGCTGCTTGCCGCGCCCTTGATGGAGGTGTGAAAATGGCTTCAAGTCGGAATAAAAAATGGAATAAAAAACAGGCCACAGCCGAAGATCGCCGCCGGGCCGAGCTTGCCAAGATACACATTGCCAAGACCGAGCGCGGCATGACCGATGACGAATACCGCTACATGCTGCACACCGTGGCGGGCGTAACCAGCGCCGCCGACCTGGACGCAAAGGGCCGCCGTGCGGTTCTGGAGCATCTGTACGGGGGCAGGGTTTCCTATCCTGGACGGCCGAAGAACATGGACCTGCCGGATCGCAAAGCGCAAATGGAAAAGATCGGGGCGCTGCTGGCCGCGGGCAAGCGGCCCTGGAACTATGCCCACGCCCTGGCGCGAAACATATGCCGAACGAAGGACGACGCGCCCATCGATAGTCTCGGCTGGGTGCCCGAGGAGCAACTGTACAAGATCATCACCGCCCTGCGCAAGCAGGCGCAGCGTGAGGGATGGGACCTCTCCGGGGAAAAACGATGAAACCGGAATACATGGAAGCATATCCGTCGCTGTTGGAAGACGCATGGGTGAAGCTTTCCGCGCGACTCCAAGAGGCGGGGTACGACCGGGCCGGGGCGGACGAGGCCGCGTTCAGACTCACCGAGTACCTCCGCAGCGATTGGAGCGGCCGGATGCTCTACATCCGCAAGCGGCGGGATAACTCCGTCGAGAAACAGGAGAACCTGTTCGAGACCGAATCCTCGCCTCGACAGGAGGAGGCCACGTCGAACGCCCTGACCCCTGGACAACTGGCGGCCATGGCGCGGCGATTCTCGGAGATCCTCGGTGATGGCGATCCGGACCGGGCCGCCGGGCTGGGGGCGGAGTTGCTGGAACTGCTGCGGACCGACTGGGCGGGAGAGCTGATATATATCTCCTGCGGCAAGAAATACGACATCATCCGCCGGGACTATGCCATGTGGCGGGAGTGGGACGGGTCGTACCGGGCGAAGTTCTTTCTGATGGGGAAGTATGACCTGCGAACGGAACAGGCTTTTTACGCCGCCGTCCGACGCATCAGGAAGGCGCACCAGAAACGGACCCAGCCGGTGCTGCCGGGGGTGGAATAACTGATAGGCGCTGCTTGCCTCACCCCCATTGGGTGGTGTCCGGCCGCTAGCTATCTACATTCAGGAGGATCGGAGATGAAGAACAATTCAAAATCTATTATCACAATCGAGATGCGGAATGTTGACCATGCAGTCAAATTAACGGAGGCCCTGCGAAAATTCTTTTACATTGCTGATGCTGGCGGCGACACTGAACTCATGCACAGCGACGGTGATGGAGCCGGTTCCGCTGAAAGCTGTGGCATTATCGGTCATGACGTAAGACGGCCCATCATCAGTATCGAGTTTCCGGGCGAGTAAATAACGGCCCCCGCCGCTGAGCGGCTTGCCCGCTCGTGCGGCGCGTTATCCCCCTCCCTCTAGGCCCGCCTTCCCGGCAGGCCTTTCATTTTATAAAGCCCTTTACTATCAGACGACAACGTATCTTTGATACGTTGTCCCCGCCATTGATTAACCCCCTTTTGATTCAGGCGGGGCGCTGAGTGAGCCCGGCGTTCCGCCCCCTTTAAAACACAACGGCCAACGAGGCCAACGTGATACCCGGTGCCAGCCGGGCGAGAGGGGGAGAGCCCGTCCTCCCCCTCTCACAACTTGAATACCAAGGGAGCCCACGACCCCAGCCTCCGTGATCCTGGGCAGGCTCCGATTATACGGGGGGCGCCAGCCCCCATAGCAGTAGGGGGCGGGAATCGTCCTGCCCCCATGATAACAGGAGCCAGTATGTCCCTGCCCGTCAACCTTATAACCGTCGCCGAACTCGCCGCCGCCACCCACAAACTCCCCGCCGACCTGGTCAAGGCAATCATCCAGGTCGAGAGCTCCGGAAACACCTTTGCTATCCGCTATGAGCCCGGCTTTTTCACCCGCTATGTCCCGAAGGACGCCCAGCGTTTCGGCGCATCCCTTGACACCGAACGTACCGCCCGCGCCATGTCCTTCGGCCTTATGCAGGTCATGGGGCAGGTTGCCCGCGAGCTGGGGTGCAAGGAGCCCTTCCTCTCCGCCCTCTGCGACCCGGTGACCGGCATCCATTACGGCTGTCTGCTCCTGGCGAAACTGCGCGACAAATACAAGGCCGTCCACGGCTGGGACGGTGTCATCAGCGCTTACAACCAGGGGAGCCCGCGCCGGGACGAAAGCGGTGAGTTCCTCAATCAGGGCTACGTGATGAAGGTGAGGAAATACTATAAATCGATGTAAACCCAGACCTGCCGGGTTTTGAAAACCCGGCAGGTCTCGAATACCCCCCGGAGGTGTCACTGTGAAACGAATCGCCATGTTTATCCTGTTCACCCTGCTATTCTCCCTCAGCGCCTTTGCCGCCGACCCGGCTTCACCCGCTGCCTCTCCCGCCCCCGCCGCCGTGGCCGCGCTATTGAAGGAGACTATCTTCCCTTTAGTCACGGCCCTTGCCCTGGGGTATCTGAGCCTGTTTCTCAATCGGCTGGGCCAGAAGTACAAAATCGAGGCCCTGACGCAAAAGGACAACATCATCGAACGGCTTGCCTTCCAGGGGATAGCCTTTGCCGAGGAAAAAGCCGCTCAACTGGTAGGCTCCAAGAGCGCTCTTACCGGGTCGCAGAAACTGGACTTGGCCATAGCCTATGTTTGCAACGCCATGCCCAAGATCAGCCGAGACCAGGCCGACGCCATTATCCATTCATTACTCGGGCAGACCGCCGGGGTCGGCGCGACGGGGGAAATGGCCGTAGGCGGCACACCCGGAGCGCTTGCGGCGCTGGAGCCCGCAATCAATATCACCACGCACACGACGTAACGCCATGTCCATCACCTCAGCCATTCTGCAGATCGCCGCCTATCTGCTGCCGTTCCTGATTTCTGGATTGACGTCATGGCGGGAACGACAAAAGGGAGAAGACCATGAAGCGAATATCCAGGAATTCCGCGAAGCGCTGGCGGAGGATGAGGGCGCGGCAAGCGGCGCCCCTACTGTTGCTGCTCGCCTCGCTGATCAGCATGACCGCGTGCTCGCGGCGCTACGTGGTGGTAGAGGGCGGGGAGACGGCGCAGGTAAAAAAGGCGGATCTTGACCGCCTCTACCAGGACAACGAGCTTCTCCTGAAGGCGCTGGAGGAATGCCGGAGTGGGAGATGAGATCGACCGCGCCCAGGCGAACGACGAGTTTTTTCGGGAGCTGGCGCTGAAGGCCGTCGAACGTCGAGCGTCGAGCGACGAACGCGGAAAAACAGACGAACGACGAGATTGCGTCGACTGCGGCTCGCTGATCCCGGCAGCCCGTCGTCGGGCGGTTCCCGGCTGCGTCCGGTGCGTAGCCTGTCAGAACGAATTTGAACAAATCCACACCCACTGGAGGGCGCTGTGAACTATGCCGGTGTTAAATTCTGGATTGATGTGCTGGTGCTGCTGGTGGTCGCCGGCAACACCGTCTATACCTGGTGGACGAATCGCGAAAAGGTGACGAACAAGCGGTTCAAGGCTGCCGAGGACCGCATCCTCAAACTGGAGAGCGGCGTGAAGCACCCCCCCGCCTGCACCTATCACCCGCGCTTGGCTGAACGAATGGATGCGGCCGTCGGCAAGCTGGAAAGGATGGACGGCAAACTCGACGGCCTCAATAGGGCCGTCGATCTCATAAACGAATTCCTGATTAATCAGGGAGGGAAAAGGTAATGGAATACAGCGAGCTCAAAGATCAGCACCATCGACTGATTATCCTCCGGTTGCTGAAGGAGGACAGCGCTGCTTACACCCTGAATGATTCCATGCTCCAGGACGGCATGGAGATCGTAGGCCAGAAATGCAGCCGCGACCGCATCAGGACGCATCTTGGCTGGCTGAGAGAGCAGGGACTGATAACCCTCAAGGAGGTATTCGAGGGCTCGGTATACGTCGCCACACTCACCTCGCGCGGGCTGGACGTGGCTTGCGGCACGGCCGTGGTTCCGGGCGTGAAGCGTCCAAGGCCGGGGGAATGACATGGGCCGCCAACCGTCATCCATAGACATGCTGCCGGTTGAGATCAAGGAGCAGCTCCAGGAGTTGCTGCGCGACCCGCGCTGCACACAGCTGGAGGCCACCCGGCGCATCAACGCAATCCTGGAGGAGGAAGGGCACGACGAACGGCTCACCAAGTCCAGCGTGAACCGCTACGCTCTTCGCATGGAGCAGGTCGGGGCAAAGCTTAGGCAGTCCCGCGAGATCGCCCAGATGTGGATAGGCCGCCTGGGGGCCGAGCCCCAGGGCGAAGTGGGCAAGCTCCTGAACGAGATGGTGCGTGCGCTGGCCTTCGAGGCCACCATGAACATGGCCGAAGGCGACGCCGCGGTGGAACCCAAGATGCTGCGAGACCTGGCTATCGCCATCGAGAAGCTGGAAAAAGCCACCAGCGAGAACGTGAAACGGGAAGAAGAGATCCGGAGACAGGAGCGCGAACGCGCCGCCGACCAGGCCGCTAAAATCGCCAAGAAGGGCGGGCTTTCCGGTGAAACAGTCCAGGAGATCCGCCGCCAGATACTGGGGATCGTCGAATGACGGCCGTCACGGGGACAGACCCCTTAAAGGCTCTAGGGGGTCTGTCCCCTTCCCCCTCCGACGCACCGCCGGTGCTTCTTCCCTACCAGCAGGAGTGGATTGCCGACACGTCCCCCCTGAAGGTAGAGGAAAAGAGCCGCCGCACCGGCCTCACCTGGGCCGAAGCCGCTGACGATGTCTTGATATCCGCCGCCGAAAAGTCCTCCGGCGGTATGAATGTCTATTACATCGGCTACAACCAGGACATGGCCATTGAATACGTGGAGGCCTGCGCCATGTGGGCCAGGGCTTTCAACTACGCGGCTGGAGAGATCGAGGAAGGGATCTGGGAAGAGGACTCGGAAGACAAGCACATCAAGACATACACCATCCGCTTCCCAGACTCCGGTCACCGCATCATGGCGCTCTCCTCCCGGCCGGCCAACCTGCGCGGCAAGCAGGGCGTGGTGGTAATCGATGAGGCCGCGTTCCACGACAAGCTGGGCGAACTGCTCAAGGCTGCGCTGGCGCTCCTTATCTGGGGCGGCAAGGTCCGGGTCATCTCCACCCACGACGGCGATCAGAATCCCTTCAACGAGCTTATCCAGGAGATCCGCGCCGGGAAGAGAAAAGGGAGCGTCCACCGTATCACCTTTCAGGAGGCTATCGAGCAGGGGCTGTATCGCCGGGTGTGCCTGCGTTTGGGGCGTGAGTGGGACGAGGCGGAAGAGAAGGCGTGGATGGCAGATGTCTACGCCTTTTACGGCGACGCCGCCGAGGAGGAACTGGACGTTGTCCCCTCCCAGGGGAGCGGAACGTATCTCACCCGTGCCATTATCGAGCGCTGCATGCGGCCGGATATTCCGGTGCTCCGGTGGGAATGCAAAGCCGAGTTCGCCCTCTTGCCGGACCATATCCGGCAGGCTGAGGCAAAAGACTGGTGCGAGGAGAATCTCAAACCTTTCCTGGCCGCCCTCGATCCGGAACGAGCCCACTATTTCGGCGAGGACTTCGCCCGTTCCGGCGACCTGACAATCTTCTTCCCACTGGCCGAGCAGCGGAAACTGACCTATCGCGCTCCGTTCGTGCTGGAGCTCCGCAATGTGCCCTTCAAGGAGCAGGAGCTGATTCTGTATTACATCCTGGATCGGCTCCCCCGGTTCACCCACGGATGCTTCGACGCGCGGGGCAACGGCCAGTATCTGGCAGAGCGCGCCATGCAGAAATACGGCGTCCAGCGCATCACCCAGGTGATGCTTTCCGAATCCTGGTACCGGGAGGAGATGCCCCGCTTCAAGAGCTTCTTCGAGGACGGAAACATCGAGGTGCCGGCGGACGCGGACCATCTGGACGATTACCGGGCGATCAAGATGATTAAAGGCGTGGCAAAGCTTCCGGACGTCCGCACTACGGACAAGAGCGGCAGGAAACGACACGGCGACGCCGCGATCGGCGGGGCCATGGCGGTGGCCGCGACCAGGATGGAATACGTTCCCATCGAATTCCAGACCGGCGGGGAGCGCCGGCCCTGCTACGGCGGAGCGATGAACAATTACATGAGGACGTAGGGGCGATCCTTGTGATCGTCCGCAGTCAAAGGGCGAATACAAGATTCGCCCCTACACGGGATATCAAATGGCAACTGACATGCAAAAACCCATCACCGACGAGATAGCCAGCGCGGCAACCGACTTCGACATCTTTCAGGGGTTCCTGACCCACCTGGCCAACCCGGACAAGGTGCTGGCCCTGGAGTGCGGCGGCGACATCACCGTGTATGACGACATGAGCCGTGACGACCGTATCGGCCCGTCGCTCCGCACCCGGGCGCTGGCGGTGATCGGCAAGGAGTGGGAGGTCACTCCCTGGTCGGACAAGGCCGAGGACATGCGGCGGGCCGAGTACGTGAAACAGGTATTCCTCGGCTTCCCCTTCGACCGCGCCCGGCGGGCGCTGCTGCGTGGCGGCACACTGAAGGGGTTCGCACTTTCCGAGGTGATGTGGGAGTACAGCGAGGGGGACGTGTTCATCAAGGACATGCGCCACCGGAACCAGCGGCGTTTCCGCTTCGATCTGGAGGGCAACATCCTGCTCCTTACCCGCGACAACCCTATGGGAGAAAATGTCAGCACCCGCGACGGCCTGCCGCTCCGCAAGTTCCAGCACGTCACCTTCGGCGACGAGGTGGAAACCCCGTACGGCGTGGGCCTCGGCCGGGAGTTGTACTGGCCCTGGTGGTTCAAGAAGAACGGCATCAAGTTCTGGCTGATGTTCTGCGACAAGTTTGCGGGACCGACGGTCAAGGGCGAATACCCGCAGGGAGCGACAGAGGAACAGAAAAGCAGCCTCCTGGCCGCGGCTCAAGCGGTCCATTCAAACAATGCCGTCATCTTCCCCCAGGGGATGAGCCTGTCTCTCCTGGAGGCGGCCCGCAGCGGTTCCATCACCACATACAAAGAACTCGTCGAATACATGGACGGCGCCATGACCGTGGTAATCCTGGGGCAGACCGCCACCACGGAGGGGACCCCGGGGGCGCTCGGCAACCAGGACGCCCAGGCGGACGTGCGCGGCGACCTGGTCAAGGCCGACGCGGACGCATTGAGCGAGGCTCTGAACAGCGAGAACGGCGTTGTTCGCTGGCTGGTGGACTACCAGTTCCCGGGCACGCGGAACTATCCGCAGATGTGGATCAAGACTGAAGACGAGGACGACGAGCTGACAGTTGCCGAGCGGGACGAGAAGCGGTCCAACGCCGTGGCCGCAAGCGGCGCACGCTTGACGCCGGTGTACTTCAAGCGGCGCTACGGGCTGGAGGATGATGAGATAGAAACCACCCCCGCTCCGCAACCCCCCCCCCAACCCCCCTTTGTCAAAGGGGGGAGTACTTCTGTCGAGAGAGCCGGTGGGGTTTCCTTTGCTGAGCAGGGAGGCGACCCAACGGCTACTATGTCCGCCCTCACCGACCGTCTGGGCAAAGCCGCCGCACCTCAGACCGATGATTGGATCGACACCCTGAAAAAACGCATCGACACTGCCGGGAGTATTGAGGAGCTGCCCGGGATCATCCTTGCCTCCTACCCGGACATGAGCGTGGAGGCCCTGGCCGGGATCGTAGCCGAGGAGACCATGCGGGCATTCATGGCCGGGCGCATCGACGCGGAGAACGGCGAATGACATCGGGAGAATTCGACGCCATCTTTAAACTGCCGTTCAACGAGGCTGCCAGGTTCTTCCGGGAGAAGCTGAACATCCCGACGAGCGCATGGGACGACCTGTGGAAGGAGCAGCACGCCAGGGGATTCATGGTCGCCGGAGCGATGAAGGCCGACCTGCTCACGGATCTCCGCGGCGCGGTACAGAAGGCAATCGACGGCAAGCTGTCCCTGAAGGATTTTCGGGAGCAGTTTGACGGGATAGTGGAGAAGCACGGCTGGGCCTACACGGGAGGCCGCAACTGGCGCAGCCGCCTGATCTGGGACACCAACATCACCACCGCCTACCAGGCGGGCCGCTGGCGACAGTTCCGGGAAGGCGGCGCCGAGTACCTGCGCTATGTTCACGCCGACGGCGTGATGAACCCCCGGCCGCAGCATCTGGCCTGGAACGGACGGACCCTTCCCATCGAACATCCCTTCTGGACGACACACTATCCGCCCAACGGATGGGGGTGCCACTGCCGGGCGGTCCGGGCCGCCGAGGACGAAGTGACGGAAGCTCCGGAGGGCTGGCAATCAGTCAACCCCAAGACCGGCGCGCCGGTGGGGATAGACGCGGGGTGGGATTACAACGTGGGGCAGGCAGCCTACGGCGAGAGCATCCAGAAACGGCTCATGGAAGATTCGGGACCGTGGAAAGACCTGTACTCGGGCGGGCCGGAAGAGTACCGGCGGCCGAAAAAGATGCCGGTGGACGCGCCGAAGGCGGAGCTCGGGGCAAAACAACATACCGAGGATGGCCTGCGCGAGGCACTGAGAAGGGCCGTGGGCGGCGACTCGGTATCCATAGCCGACCCGACCGGGGAGCGGACCCTGATTACCCAGGCCATAGTGGACCACATCCTGTCCAAGTCGGACACGCGGTGGGACGGCAGGGAGGAATACTTCCCTTTCATCCGCGAACTGCTCGAAGAGCCGTATGAAATCTGGGTCAATTTCGCGAGGAGCGAGGTTTCAGGCCGGGTGGGCCTGCGCAAGAAGTACGTGAAGACTATACGGCTGGACAAGGACCGGGTGCTCGGACTGTACGCGGAGATTCAGGACGGAATCTGGGTGAGCGGGGATTTCTTCCGGGGAGGGTCGAGCGCGGCAAACAACCTGCGGAAGGGCAAGCTTCTGTACGGCAGGGATTGAGACTATGCGTCGCCGTCCCGGCGCACGTCCTAAGTCCGGCGGTTAAGGGGCACGGCCCCGCCGGACCAGCGAATGGGATAACTATACCGCACCATTGCCGGAATGTAAACAGGGATTAATAAATGGAAACCAGAATAATCGTACATGACGAGCAGGTGAAAGCGGTCTTGGCACGGCTCGCCGCCGTGACCGGCGACATGACCCCGGCCATGCATGAGATCGGCCAGTATTACGAACGGCGGGTCCTGGAGAACTTCGCCGCTGAATGCGACCCCGAGGGGCGGCCCTGGCCCAGACTCTCCGCCGTTACCCTGGGGATGGGACTCGCCAAGGGGAAGCGGCTCAAGAAGAGCGGTTATCTGGCCAAAGCGGGACGGCAGTACCTTACGAACAAGAAGATGCTGGTGGAGCACGGCGACCTCAGAGGATCGGTCCACTACCAGGCGGAACGCAATCAGGTGTCAATAGGAACCGGCGGCCACATCCCCTATGGCGGCATTCACCAGTTCGGCGGGCTCGCCGGCAGAGGGCGCAAGACCCGGCTCCCTGCGCGGCCCTATCTGGCGGTAAACGCTGGAACTGGAATGCGACTGGCGGAAAAGGACCGGGCACGAATCATCGAGATTGTGGAGAAGCATATCGAAAAGGCAACCGGGTAAAGCAGACCTGCCAGGTTTGCGAAACCTGGCAGGTCTCGAAAACCACAAACCGCGAAATTTGCCCTGTAAGGCGTTTTGATTTTCCGGGACAGACAAAGGTAGTCTCCGGCGATTCCGACGCGGCACGACAAAATTTAAAGATGGTTTAAATGCGGTTCCGGGCGGAGGCAGACCTGCCAGGTTTTGGAAACCTGGCAGGTCTCGGAAATCGGACCACGGACACGCAAAACGGACAACGGATTTTATAAAGCCCTTTACTATCACTTCCCTTCGCCCATCGGTATGGTGGGCCGGAAACAGGAGGCCGCATGAAGAAGAGAATCAAGATGCTTAAGCCGGGAAAATTCACGGCCATGAACGGCAAGGTGGTGAGTTTCACCGAGGCGGACCTGAAGGCCACGGCCGCGGCGTACAACCCGGAGATCCACGCGGCCCCGTTCGTTATCGGCCATCCGAAACACGACGACCCGGCCTACGGCAGGATCGGGACCGCCGAGTTCGCGGAGGGGTTCCTAATGGGCGCGCCGGACCAGGTGGATCCGGCATTCGCCGAGGCGGTCAACTCCGGGAAGTTCAACCGCGTATCCCTGTCCCTCTATGAGCCGGACAGCCCGAACAACCCGGTTCCCGGCGTCTACTACCCGCGCCATCTGGGCTTTCTCGGGGCCATGCCGCCGGCGGTGAAAGGGCTCGGGATCGTCTCCTTCGCGGAAGGAGAAACCGGGATTATCGAGCTGGGCGACTGGAACGACCGGACCATCGCCCGGGTGCTGCGGGGGTTCAAGAACTTCCTGATCGGAGAGTTCGGACAGGAAAAGGCGGAAACGGCCCTGCCTGAATGGGACTTGGAGAGCATTACTGAAGAAGCCTTACGGCCTGAGATAAAGACCGAAGCGACGCCGGAGCCGGCGTTCGCGGAAACGAACAAGGAGGTGGGAGCCATGGGTATGACGGCCGAGCAGCTGTCGGTAAAAGAGGCGGAACTGGTAGACAGGGAAAATAAAGTTGAGGCAAAGGAAAACGCCGGCATCCACGACGGCAACGTAGCCTTTGCCGAAGGTCTGGTCCAGGCCGGAAAGCTTCTGCCGGTGAACAAGGCGGGAGCGGTTGCCGTGCTCGACTTTGCCTGTGGCATCACCGAGGGCGATACCATCGAATTCGGCGAAGGTGAAGCCAAGCAGACCAAGGCGCCTGCCGACATCCTGCGGGACCTGCTCAACGCCATGCCAAAGGTCATCGAGTTCGGCGAGCTTGGCAAGGGCCATTACGATCCGGAAGCGATTAAAGGCAAAATTCCCGCCGACCTGGCAAAACACGTATAAAACCTGCGGCTAGCAGCTAGCGGCTAGCGACTAGCGGCTTAACGACTGAAAGGAGTTAATACCATGACCATCAACGGACAGGTCGGGAGCTTCTCCCGAGACGAAGAGCGCGCGCAGGTCCCCGGGCATGCCCCGGTGATACTGTCCGGCAAGCTGACGGCAAGTGACGGCGTGTACCCGACAGGGCTCGTGCTGACCCGTAACGCGGCAGGTGTGCTGATTCCTCTGGTGGAGGTGGTCGATGAGATTATCGCCACCGGCAACGGCGCCACTCAGGTCTATAACGATACCCTCGCATCGTTCCCGGTCGAACCGGGCACACTCGCAATTACCGACGGGGTGGAAACTTTCAGCGACGACGGCAGCGGTCGTCTGACAGGGAGCGCAGGCGGCAGCGGCGCCATCAACTACAAAACCGGGGCAATATCGCTCGATTTCAATGCCAACGTCGGCAACGGCACGAACATCACCGGCGACTATGTGACCGCGGTGGATGGTGTGCTTGATGAGCAGGTGGACACCGCCTACAGCGCGTCCGGCCTGTATGTCGGCCACGGCACGGTGGACAGCACGGTTCTCAAGGTCGGCAAAACCGCCAAGGCGGCGCCGTCGGCCTCTCTGCTGATGCTGTTGCAGCGGAAGGGGATCTTCCCGAAATAACATTTTCCGTACGGGCGCTGCTCGCTGCGCCCTTGATCGAATCCAATCATTGAACGAGGGCGCGGCAAGCAGCGCCCCTACAGGAGGAACATCATGAAACGCTTTTTCGGCATTCTTTCCGTATGGCTCTGCCTCATACTGTTGGCCGTTGTCCTGTTTCCCGGAGCCCCGGCCATGGCAGCCGGAGGAAAAGAGGTTATGCCCGCCTTGCCGCTCTTGGCCTTTGGCTTCATCAACATCCGCGGCCTGTTTACCCGCGAGGCCATAATTAATTACCTGACACAGCTGCCCGTGCTCGAAACGCCGGTCATGGACACGGTGTACACGTCCCGTCCCCAGCAGCCTCTGCCGCTCATCGGCGCCGATCTGGTGCGGGCCGTGGTGAAGGCCATGCCCCTGGCGCGGCGGGGCGGGCACTCCATCACCATTGCCGGCGCTACCGGGTCGACCGGCTTCTATGAGCCGTTCCCGATCCATCCTGACATCGGCGTCACCGGCGCGGACCTCAACAACCTGAAGGTCATCCAGGGAGACCAGGCGTCTCTGTCTGTCTGGGCGCAGGGAAAGACCGACATCCTGCGGCGGACGGTCCGGGCCACCACCGAGGCGATGTGCGCCGTTTCCCTGACCGGAACACTTTCCTGGCCGGTGCAGCTCGAAGGCGGCGGTTTCGAAACCTATACCGTGGCCTTCGGCTCGATCCAGACGTATACCCCGTCCAAGAAGTGGGACGCCGGCGACGCCAAAATCAAGGACGTATTCCTGACCCTGCGCGCCATGCACAAGAAGCTGAAAGAGAAGGGATACGGAGGCCGCGTCGAGACCTGGGCGAGTGAGGCAGCCTTTAACGCCCTGTTCGCCCTGGCCGAGGGTTTCGTCTCTACGGCCCAGATGACCGTGGCCATCTCCGATCAGGGCATCAATGTCGGCGGGTATCTGGTCAAGCCCCGGGACGAGCTGTACTACAACCCGCAGACCAAGGCGATGATCCCGGTGGTCACCGCCAAGACCGTCAAGATGATCGCTCTGGACGCGGGGCACCAGATGCCGTACTGCGCCATTGACGACCTGGACGGCAACCTGCAACCGCTCCCCTTCTTCGTCAAGCCTATCAAGACCGATAACCCGAGCGGGTACCAGCTTGTCGCCGAATCCAAGCCGTTCCCGATCCCGAACGTTGACGGTATCTGCGATGCAACGGTAACCGCGTAGAACTGAAGAAGTGAAGGGGACATGCCCTTGAGGGGTAAAGGGCCTGTCCCCTTCGGGAGACATCGTGCAGTACTGTACATATGGCGAAATCAAAAAGCAGCTTCCGGATGCGGTCATCATACAGCTCACCGATGATGACCTGACCGGGGCGGTCGTCATGGAAAATGTCGACAAGGCGATAGCCGACGCCGGGAGCGAGATAGACGGGTACTGCCGCAAGCGGTACGACGTTCCGTTCGAGCCTGTACCCTCCATCATCAACAAGCTGGCGGTGGATATCAGTATTTACAACCTGTTCTCCCGACGGGACAGCGAACCGCCCAAGGTGCGCACAGACCGATATAATGCCGCGGTTCGTGTGCTGGAGAATATCGCTAAAGGCACGGTAACAATCGGCGCGGCCGAGGACACCGTAACCCAGGCCCCGGCGGATCTGCCCCGGTTCACGACTCCGGACCCGGTATTTACGAAAGACAGTCTGAAGGGGTTCTGATGTTCGTCCACGAAATCGTCAACCACGTAACAGGGCGCTTGAAGGCGTATATAACCGGCCTTGAAATCGCCACCTTCCCGGACATGCCGGGCGATTACCGGCTACGCCACCCGCGCGGCGCGCTGTTGGTCCACTACGCCGGGAGCGACCCCGACAAGGGACGGCGCCCCAGGATAGCAATCCGGGCCGTGGCCAGGTTCGAAGGGGACGCGCTCCTCTTCCTGGAGGCGGCGCGGCTGATTGTGAACGGCTGGCAGATCCCGGGTTGTTCCCGGTTCGAGTACGCCGGTGACGAGTTTGTGGAGGAGAAACAGGGGATCTGGGAATACGACATTGTTTTTACGACATCGAGCCCGGCCGCGCCGGTGGGCGAGGACAGGCTGAGGGAGAAGCTGACGGAATTGGGAATAACGTGAAAACCGTTGTCCGTGTCCGTTGTCCGTGTCCGTAAAGGTGCTTTTCGGGTTTTAACGGACACGGACACGGACGACGGACAACGAAAAAGGAGGCATATATGCCCGCGCAGAATCTCGTTGAATCGAAATATTATACCGGCCAGGGGGCGCTGCTCATCGCCGAACGCGACGCGACAACCGGGGCGGCCAAGGGTTACACCCACGTGGGGAACTGCCCGGAATTGAAGATGTCGGTAGCCGTGACCGTGGAAGAGCACAAGGAATCAACCACCGGCCAGGGCGGCATTGACAAGCGCCGCACCAAGGAGACCAAGGTTACTGTTTCAGCGATTATCGAGTCGTTGAACAAGGAGAATCTGGCCCGGGCGCTAAGGGGTACGGCCGCTGCTGTGGCTGCCGGAACCGCAACCGACGAGCCGGTTATCGCGTACCTCGGGAAAACCATTGCGCTCGCGCATGTCAAGGTGTCCAGCGTAGTGGTGAAATCGGACGACGCCACTCCGGTTACCTACGAGGCGGACAAGAACTATACGGTGAATCCAGAGGCCGGGAGTATCAACATCCTTACCGCCGCCGAGCAAACCGCCCGTGGCGCCGTGGCCAACATCGCCGACGAGGACAACCTGGAAATCAGTTACTCCTACGCGGCCCAGGAAACCGTCGACGCTATGACGGAGGGGGCGAAGGATTACCGGCTGCGCTTCGAGGGGATGAATACTTCCGAGGACAACAAGGCGGTAGTGGTGGAGGTTTTTAAATTCTCCAGCGACCCGCTGAAAGAGCTCTCCCTTATCGGCGACAGCTGGGGGCAGATTTCCCTTGAAGGTTCCGCCCAGCTGGATCTCACCCGGACTACCGGCAGCAAGTACTTCCGGGAGATTATGGAGGCGTAATTATCAACCCTCAAAGGTTAACCACGGAGAACAGACTATGCGCAAGCACGAAGTAATCGAGATCGACGGCAGGAAAATCACCGTCTCGGAACTGAAGGTAAAGGATATCCTGTCCCTCATCCGGGGCGAGGACGGCAGGCTCGGCGCGGTGACCGTGTCGGAGGTTATCCGCAAGGCAACGGAGGTTCTGCCCCTGGCGGTGGATTGTCCGGTGGAGGAGCTGCAAGAGCTGGCGCCGTCGGAACTGGAGGCCGTGTGGGAGGCGTTTAAGCGGGTGAACGCGGTTTTTTTCGGGGCAGCGGGCGCGCTGGGGCTGAAGGGCGTCCTCGAAGATCTGAAAAATTCAGCCGCGCGGACCTTCTCGACGCTCTATTTCTCCTTATTGAGCGAGGCCACGGACAAAATGTCTGGGGATACGGATACGGCTTCTTCATAGAGGCTTTACAGGCTGTTTACCGGCACGATGAAGACGCCGTGAAGCGCGTGGCGGCTGCGGTCCGCATGGCGTATCACGCGGACGCGAAGGGATTTGAGCAGTGGATGAACCGATAATCACCATCGTCCAGGGAGAGACGCTCCAGCTGCGGGTGCGGATACGGAATAAGAGGACCGGAGACCCCTACCCACTGACCGGCGCGGTCATCATGGCGGAGATTAAGCGGACGTGGGCGTCGCCGACTGCCTTGAAAACATTGGTAATCGAACCGTACGACCTGGACGGGGGAGTTTATGTTTGCGTACTGGACGAGGCAAGCTCGAAGGAGATACCTCCCGGTGAGCATGTATTTACCTCTCTCATCAGGCTGGACGGCGGAAGCGTAATAAAGCGACCGCGTTGCCGCTTTCACGTTTTGCCGGGGTGATATATGGATGATGAAATCATCGTATTGTTTGAGGATGACGAGACGATCCTGGCTGAAATGGCCGAACAGGGGCCGAAGGGGGGGACCGGTGACACAGGAGCCGGCGTGCCAGCTGGAGGTGCTACCGGGCAGGTGCTGAAAAAGAAATCGGCCACCGATTACGATACTGAATGGGGGGATGCCGCCACCGGCTCCGGAGCATCCGTCCCTGATTTTATGCTTCAGAGCATGGGGGTAATCTGATGAGCGCAACGGCTCAATACGCGGCAACTCCAGCAACCGCAATGGCGCAGATTAGTGCTTCGAATACGTCGAGGGACGGGACAGGGACTATTGTCAACGTTTTTACGGCCGGATCAAACGGCTCACGAATAGACGATATTTCTATAGTGGCGACCGGGACGACTACGGCTGGCGTCGTGAGGTTGTTTATTAACGACGGGACCACTTCACGATTATGGCGGGAGGTGCTCGTTACACCCGTAACGCCATCTGCGTCGACTGCTGTATGGTCCTACTCTTTCCGCGATATGGCCTTAATTTTGAAATCAGGGTGGAAATTGCAGGCGTCCACACATAACGCGGAGACATTTAACGTGATAGTTATCAGAGCCGGAGATATGTAATAATGAATAAGGGGATATTGAGTGTATGCAGAAGGATGAGTTCTGGAGATATGTTTATATCTCCACTAGAATCCGGCAGTCCTATTGTGTGGTCTATGACTGTAGCGGGTTCAGATACAAACCTTGTAGTAGTAAATGACCTAAATATTCAACCTGGAGAAATATATAAAATATTCTGTCAAATTAAAAATAATATGACGACTGGAAGCGACTTATGTTTGTTTCAAGGCGATGATACTAATTCAAATTATAGGCTGAATCATATTGAAAGAAATCAAGTTTCATTTACCACTGATTATGGTTCGTATAGTTCAATTGGATACATCAATGAAGGAGTTTCGTCAGGTTTTGCAGTAATATTAATTGAGGCTACCTTATCACTGCTGCCGACAGGATTTATGTCAGTAATGGCGTTCAAAAATTCTTTACGTTCTGATCTAGCCGTATTTACCTATGATATAAGGTCATTTATCCGCACCGCTGCCATTTATGGAATTACAACCCTGAAGTTTCAGTCCGGCAGCTACAACCTGTTAGGGGTAGGTTCAAAATTCACTATAATGCGTATAGTCTAGAACCGGACAATAATCACTAATGCCCGATAACAGAGTCGAAATAGTCGTCTCCACCAGAGACGAGTCAACCGGGGTAGTCCGGGCGATCAGCGGATCGTTCGACTCCCTGGCCGCACGTGTCACGGCGATCTCCTTTGCCTTCAACCAGGTGAAATCCGCTATTGACACGGTCTTGGCCGCGATTAAACCCGTTGTCGACACTGCCTTAAAGTTCGATGCCCTAGATACCCGCCTCAAGACCGTAACCGGTTCCGCCGGTCTCGCCGCAAAAGAGATGGATTTTATCCGGGATGCATCAAAGCGCCTGGGCCTTGAGATCGTTACCTCAGCCAATTCTTACTCCAGTTTCATCGCCTCCACGAAAAACGGCAGTATGGAAGGTGAAAAGTCCCGCCGTATCTGGCTGGGTGTGGCCGAGGCGATAGCCGCGCAACGTCTGCCCGCCGAAACCTCTGAGCGGGTTATGTGGCAGTTGACCCAGATGGTCAGCAAGGGAAAGGTCACGCTTGAAGACCTGAACATCGTGGCCGAGGCCCTGCCGGGAACAATGGACGCTGTCGCCAACAGCTTGGGGATCACCAAGGCGCAGCTCCTGGATATGATTAACCGCGGTGACGCACTGGCAAACGATATCCTCCCGAAGCTAGGCGATTACTTCCATAAGACGTTCGGGAAAGATGCGGAAGAGGCAGCTAAGAAGGGCCAGGGGGCGATCAATAACTTCTCGAACGCGGTGACAGGGGCAAAGTTGCAGATGGGCAATATGGTACTGCCCGGCATAACCGAAGGCCTCAATCTTATCGCGGAGAACTTCGGCGCCATCACCACCGCCGTTCAGGTTCTCGCCGGTGTCGGCGCCGCCGTGGTTATCGGCCGCATCGGCAACGCGGCAGTTACAGCCGCAGCCGGGCAGTTGGAATTAAGGCTCGCCGTGCTTGCGGGAAATGCGGTCATGCTTGATGGCGTGAAAGCTGCGATGCTGAGGGAACGGGCTGAACTATCTTTGACACTCGCTGTCGAAGCGGAAAAGACAGCACTCTTGGACAAATTACGAGTCCAACTGCTTGAAGCTCAGGCGAATAAAGATGCGTTTGCCTCCCTTATGCTTCAGGCGCAAGCACGCCGTGGGCTCGCGGTAGCCGAAGCGGAACAGGCGGTAGCATCTGCGGCCGCAGCGGCCGCCGGTACCCGCTACGCCGCTGCGGCGGGCGCTGCTACCATCGGGTCCAGGGCAGCGGCCGGGGCGTCTCGCCTTTTGTCCGGCGCGCTGGCGGCGGTTGGAGGCGCAACCGGACTGGCTGCTATGGCCGTAGTTGCCTTCCCGATTCTCGTGATATCCGAGCTTAGAAAAGTTGATCGCGAAGTCAAAGAGCAACACGCCAAGCGGAAACAGGAGCAGGACAAGGCGGAAGCCGATGCCCGGCAGGGTGTAGCCGACGCCAAGGCCCGGGAAGACCGGCTGGTTGAAATCATGGGCGATTCCACGGAAAAGCAGATAAACGAGCTGAAGCGCAAGACACAGGAGAAGCTCTCCCAACAAGATGCGGATGAAAAAGCGGATGTTGAAGCCCTTCATAAAGCGGGCTTCAACTTTGATGCGTATCTTAAAATCCTGGCGAAACACAGAAAAGCCCGCGTAAAGATCGTCGAGGATGGGCAAAAACAGGAAAAGGAAGCCTATGCGAAGGAGAGTCTGGAAAATCTGGAAGACAGGAAAAAGCAGCTCAAAGTTGATGAAGACTATTTCTCCGCATTGGGCGCCCTGCGCGAAAAAGACCGCGCCGCGCTGGACCAGCAATATATTGAGGCGCTGAAACAGGTCGAGTCGTATTATGCGGCGCAAAAGGCCAAGGCTGGAGAATCTGGCGCCGATCTTGCCGCCTTGGAAGAACAGAGGCAAAAGGCGGTTTTCCAGGTTCAGAACCTCTATTCAGTTAAGCGTGCGCTCCTGGGGAACGAGGAGAAAAAGCGCGCTCTGGAAATCGCCGAATCAGAAGGAAACGAGAAAATCGCCCTGATCCGGAAACAGATTGCCGACAGAGCTCGGACCGAAATCGACGGCGAAAAAGAGATCGCAACCATCCAGGCTGATTTAGCCAAGAGGGAATACGAACTCGCTCAACGCAACTTCGAACAGATATCCGCAGTCTATGGCCGGGACAGTAAGGAATTCATCGACGCGCAAAAGGCCAAGGAAACGGCGTTCACGAAGATGACCTCCGCCCAGACCAATGTAACGCAGCGGGCCGAAGCCGAGCGCAAGGAGCAGCTTGAAAAATCCTCCCTTGACTACCAGCTCGAACTGCGGAAACGGCTCGACTGGCTGGAAGACAGCGAACGGGACGGCCTTATCACCTGTAAGCAGGCAGCCCGCGACAAGTTTGAAGCGGAAACAAACTATGCCCGTCAGATAGCGGATCTCAAGGCCCGCGCGCTAAAGAACACCACGCCCGACACGGTGGAGTATAAACAGGCCTTGGCCGACAAATACGCCGCCGACCGGGAATACACCGAAAAGAAGAAGGCGCTTGACGACCGGATTAACGCTGAAAACCTCGCGCAAGTAAAGCGGCGCGAGGAAGAGATCCGGGCGGAATCGGAAAAATCGCTGGCAGAGCTGCGCGGCTTTGCGGAAGGATTTTACGCTCAATGGGACGCGATAACGAACAAGGTGGTCGCGCTCGGCCCGAAGGTGGCGGCCGCGTTCGGCGTCACCGTCACGGATGCGGCCCTCGACACCGTCGACAGGCTGAAGAACAAGCTGGAAGAAGTTGCGAAGGCCGTGCTGCAGGCGGACAAGGCGTCACGTGATATGGGCCTGTTTTCAAGCGCACTGGGCGAGCACGCCGAGAAGGCGGAGCAGCTCACGTACCGCTACTATTCCCAGCGCCTGGCCGTTGCCGAGCTTACCGAGCAGCTGAAAAAGATGGGGCTGGCCACCGACTGGCAGATTCAGCACGCGAATGAGCTGGTTAAGGAGATGGACCTCCTCAACGATGCCGACCTGGAAGGGGTCAGGAGCGAGGTGGACCGCCTCACTGAATCCCTGAAAGAGGCCGAAGAACAGGCGAAAGACACGGTCGAAAACCTCAAGGACGAACTGGACGAGATGCTCGGCAACAAGACCGCCATCGAGGAGCGCGATTATCAGGCTAAGAAGGACGAATTGCTCGCCAAGCTGGCCGACGCGCAGACGGCGGGGAATACGGCTATCATCCAGGAATACCGGGAGGCGCTCGATCTCCTGGAGGAAATCCACAAACGGAAAATGGCTAACATCAAGGAAGAGACCGAGGCGGCCAGGAAAGCCGCGGCGGAATCCTCAGCGACTTCGACCGGCACGATCCCCGGATTCGCGGGCGGCGGACGGTTCCCCGGCCCGGATTCTCCGGTGGACAACCTGATAGTAAAGGTCCGCTCCGGCGAGTGGGGCATAAAAAACGAGGCCGTTCGTTTCTGGGAAAGCAACATCGGCCGGGGCTTCATGGCCGGTATCAACGACCCCTTGAGCGCCGCCGGGCGCCAGATATGGGAGCGCTTGAAGGCCAGGGCGAGTGCGTGGAAGGATTACATCTATATTCCCACGCCTCGAGTGAATTTCGCGACAGGCGGTGCCTTTTCCGATGCGGCCCCGTTCCAGGGGCAAGACCAAGGGGGGGTTACCCAGATAGTCAACATTTACCCCCAGCGTCTCGATGAAGCCACTGTCCGGCGGGAAGTGTTGCCGGTGTTGGAGAAGGTAACGAAGTTGAAGAAATAACAAGGCAGACCTGCCAGGTTTTGAAAACCTGGCAGGTCTTGTGGAACGGAACACATGTCCATTCAACGCATCCTCTCAAATAACCGCAATGCGGTGATAAGCGCAGTCCTGACCGCGTCTTCGGTCAAACCGGCCGCCGCCGTGTTCCCGGGCAAGGCGCTCCGCCAGGGTTCCGGTTCGGTGCGCCTCGCGGGTTCCTACACCGGCCATGACGACGCCGAATTCGAGGTGCGCATCACCTCGGATCTGGGCGCGGGCCGCATATCGTCTCCAGTATTCGCGGGCGTGGGCAGCGGCGCGATGGTGGATGTATCCGCGGCCGATGTGCCCGCCCAGTCCGTCACCGTGGAACTGGTGAGCCTCGGAACCGCGTCCCGGTCCGCTTATCTGGATTTTTACGGCGTGCAGTTGATTGCGACCCGCCCGGGCGAGCCCGGAAACGACGTGAGCCTGTTCGTAGCCGAGGAATTGACCGCGACGCCCACTAATTATTCCCTGCTCTGCGAGATCAAGGAGGGAGAGGACACGTTCACCGGCGATGCGTGGGAGTGGTCCGGCATCACCCGCACGCTCCTCCCGGATGGGACCCTGCCCGCCGACTGCCCGCGCATCAGTTTCCAGGGCGATTCCACCGTATACCGCCAGTATCGCGAATACACTGCCGAAGGGTGGGAGTATCACCTGACCCCCGCTCCGGCCGTAGCCATCGCCGCGGGAGCGCGGGTATCCGTCGTCACCGGAACCCGCATCGTCACCGTCTCCGACGGGAACGTCACGGAAATATATTCAGGCGTCGTTACGTTATACGATTTCCTGTCAGCCCTTCGACTCCGCTCAGGACTCCTCACCGTCCAGGGCGTGGTCTCGAAGAACTTGTCGCCTGGAGGCATGGCCGCTCTGGATCTGCCCCTGCGCACGGCGGCGCGCGCCAATCCGCCCGGCATCAGCGGCGGCTGGTACGAGCTGAAGGATTTCGCGGATGGACTGGAAGTGAAGGCCGGCGCGCCCACCGAGATCATCACCCTCGACTACCAGGGAGACAGCCTGTGGGGGGTGAAGGGCTCGGTGTCAGGGAGTCTGCCCGCGGCCAGGACGGGAGTGCCGTACAATGATGCGTCAAGCCCGGTCGGTTTCACCATTCCGGCGGCGGCCGCGACACAGACATCGAGCCTTGCGAAGCAAACCGGCGCGGTGCGCATCACCGCAATCAACTACCAGTCTCGGGATGACGACGCCGGTGAAACAGAGCCTCCAATCATCATCGCGGCGAGCAAGCTGGGAGCTAACGGGCAGCCGAAAAACATTACGGCGACATACAGAAAAAACAGGAAGTCCGCGAACTGCGAGGTTGACGAAGCGCCAGTGAGCTTTTCGGCATACTGTCTCGGATTATCAGAAGGAGGTGATTTTATGGCATTGGACCCGGCCTATGCGAGCCGGTTGCAGGCACTCTATCAGTGGCGGCACGACTTTATCACGGCGAACACCCTATCATCCGGGCAGCCTGCCGTGGTAACGGGCTACACCCTGAAATTTCTGCGCCAATACAGCGGCGTAGTCCGTACCGTGGTGTGGGATTTCGATACGTACGAAGCGGCGCAGGCCGCATATGAAGGACAGCTCACTACGGGGAATATCAAAGTATACCCCGTGATCGTGAACTCCAAGGGCGGGTCGGGTAATTTTATCGCCGCCTCCGCGGACATCGCCTGGATGGAGCGTTGCCTGAGCCTGCTGCTCCGCGCCCTGGAGACGGTCTATATATACCCGACGGCCCTCGCCTTGTGGGACAGCCTGAAAAACGAGGTATTGAGCGACCTGTCCGTGCTTACCGCCTCCGCGCTGGACGATATCGTGACGGTCCAAGAGTCGTATTTGGCGCGTTATAACTCTGAAATCGACCTGATCTACCTGGCGGCCGGAATCGTGCCGGGAAAATCTGACGGCTCCGACATGAGTGCTGGATGTTGGAGCGACAAGGGCTCGGAATATTACTGGGAGCTGTCCGACGGGTACGCTCCCGCGTTTACTGACGAGCCCTACTACAGCACAACCATTGCCGGTGAAAATACGCAGGAATTCGCCTTCGTCCTCGCCTGCAAATGCACGCAGTACCTGAAGGAAGGAGACGTGGTCACCATCTCCATCGCCGGCGCATCCGGCACATCATCAGGCAGCACGTCCGCGACCATCACCATTCCAATCATCGCCGGGAGCGCCCGTTACCTGGGCGGCGGAGTCGCGGGGGATGATACCCTGGTGTGGGACGTGCGCGGTTCGGTGACCGCGTTTCCGCAATTGCTCATGGACGCATCTCCGGCCCGCTACCAGGCTAATGGGCTCGCTTTTACCCTCGGAAACGGCGGGATACCGTTCGCATTGGGAGACAAATTCAGTTTCTCCGTGGAGGGAGGCTCGTTTGCCTGGAGGAAGAACGGCGGGGAATGGAGCCCAGGGCTACCTATAGGGAGCGCGTACCTTGTTGATGGCCTTTCGGCCGTGTTCACGCCCGGCGCTTATCCCTCGTTCGTTACCGGCGACACGTTTCGTTTTACGGCCCGGCAACCGCACTCCTCCGCAAACGTGGCGACACCCTCGCCGGAGCAGTGGCGCTGGGATTCAGCCGGCGTGACACTGGTGGTAAATTTTGGATCGGCTACCGATATAGACAGCTTGGCGCTCGCCCGTCACGACCTCCCCCCGACCGCGAGCATCATTGTCGAGGCGAGCTCCGACGGCCAAAACTGGAACCGTTTAACAACCCTTTCGGCTGCGCATCCGGTCATCACCTGGATTCCCGCCGCGACCGTTTCACCCCCGTTGCTGCGCTTGACCATCAGCACAGCCGGGGCAATAGGCTGGATCTTCGCGGGCGTGGCGCTCACCACGGAGCTGGCGCCGGAGACCATCACCCTGCGAAAGCAGTACGACCTGGCCCACGGCCCGCGAGACGGCGCGGTCTATGGGGGGAAGGGGGATGCGGGAAAAATCGAGTGGCGGAACTTCATCAGTAAAAGCGAGTTCGACGAGCATTTAACAGCCGTTGAATACTGTAAAACGAACGGCGACCTGCCGCTGGTGGTAATCCCGCATTACCTCCATCCGGAGGAGGCCATGCTCGTGACGATCGAGACCGACGGTATCGATATCGTGGACGAATTACAATTTCATCCGAATGACGCGGCCCAGCGGATGCTCAGTCTGTCATTGCCGTTCGCTCCGGTGCTGCAATGATCTTGTTCGTGCGCATAGACACCGATCCGCCGCTGGCGTTTTACCGCGACATCCGGGCGCTACGGTACGCGGCGGGAGTGGCATATCGGCGGCTGGTGAGTGTTGGGACTATCCGCAGGCCGCTTCAGGTCGGTGGCGGTGGAGAGAACGCCAGTTGTGCCATAACCCTGGACAACGGCGACGGTCGGCTGACCGGCCTGTTCGCGACACCACCGTTCCGGCGGCGCGTGGCGATTGAAGATATCTCATCCGGCGCGAGCGTGAGGCTCTTTACTGGAACGGTATCCAGGATATCCCTGGGATCCGAAATCATCTTGGAATTGGAGGCGTAATATGGCGGTTGTTACGAATTGGAAATACGGCTCGGATGGACTATTTGGCGCGGCGCTCGGCGCGACCGACAAACTGGCGTTTTCCTCCGCCGGAGGGGCGTTGACGGCTATCAGCGTCGACGCGTGGAACCCGGCAACGATAGTGGTGTCGGCCTTGCTGGCGGTCGTCGCGGCCGCCCGGAACTGCCGCTACGTGTCTCCTACGCAGGTATCGCTTGACGAGGCGGCGGCGATCACCCTGGACGCAACCAACGTGGCACAGGCTGATTGTACGGTGCGGGTGGAGTGGAAGGATGATGCGGTAAATACGGCGTTGAGTAACGGTAAATTTTATGCGTACGATGGAGTCACCGCCACGGAACCACCCGCCGGATGCAAGGTGGTCGCATTTGAACGGACTGCGTCCGCCATCCGCAAAAACCGTATAGGAGGAGACAGTTCAGGCCAAGCATGGGATGCGGCCTACGGCATCGGCGGCAACGCCGCGGCGCTATCCTTGGCCGACCAGGCATCATCGGCGGAGCATTCGTTTTATATCGGTATCTCCCTGAAACCGACCGCATACGGCCAGAACAGCGGAATTAAGTTCAGGGTGGAATTCGATGTCAGTTGATTTCGGTCCGCTCATTATTACCGATGCTGACGGCGTGACGCATTCGGGCGTGCGGCCGTCGATGCTGAAGCGGCCGTTCCGGTTTGTGCGGCTGGCGGTGGGAAACGGCAGTGTTGGGTGTAGTTGCCCGCCGGGTCTCGTCCCGACAGGATTCGATGCGGCCGTAAACGTCAGCCTCGACCTTTGCGGATCAACGGTTCAGGTCTTGCGCTACCGGCTAATCGCTCTGATGCCGGACAGTCGCAAGTGGTATAACCTTTTCTCCCCCAGCGGCAATCTGCTTGACGAAGGGTGGCTTTAATGGCCGAGACCGAGAGCCACGGATATGTTTCCACCCTGAACGGAGCTGCATTGGATTCGGTGGTCACCGGTTGTCCGGGCGCGACAGCGTCGGCCGTGGTGTGCGGCAGGGGCGGCGGCTCTACCGACCGTACGGGCCTGTTCGCGGGCGCGCAGCCGGAATCCGTTCTCAGTGCGGGAATTGTCTCGGGACGGCCGGAAACGACACGGGCCGCGCTGGTTTCATCCCGGCCGAACACATCGGCGTTTGGCCTGTTCATCGGCGGGGAGGCCGACACGTTCGGCTTGGCCATCCCTCTGTCCGATCCCGTCCCTCTGCGGACCTCGACGGTCTGGGGACAATTTGTCTCTCCCTCGCCGCTACCGGTCGGTTACGGACCTCTCACGATTTCCCCGATTCCCTATGACAACACCGGCAGGGTGTATTTTTTGTTGGATCATGCGATCCAGGCGGTGGACGGGCTCACGCGGGACGGCGCGACTGATACTCAGTATGTCCTGGAAAATACCATCGATCCGACAGGGCATGCCATATCCCTGCTGCGTCTGTCGACCCCCGCCACGTCGCAGGAAACGATTGTGGTATCACTGCGCGGCAAGATGCACCCGGATACCGGAGAACTATTGGGGAACCCCGCGGATATCATCTGGGATCTGCTGGCAAATATCTGTAGCCTGCCGGTGACCTATGACGATCTCGATACGTTCAGGGCTGAATGCCGGGAAATCGGAATCAGTCTGTGCGGGCTGCTGAAGAGCGACACCATTACGATCCGCGCACAGACCGATGAGATCCTGACGAGCTGCGGCGCCGTATGGAGCGGCGGCATGCCGGGCCTGGCGAGAATTTATCCCTTGTAAGGAGCTGATGATATGGAAACAGCAATATTGATTGCCGACCAGTTGAACGGGACGCCGGTGTCCGTTCGCGATGCGCGGGAGGTGAACGATGAGACCGGTTTGGGCCGGGTTGTCCAACTAGTGTCCCAGGTGGCGAGGCCGGCTGATGCTGCGCAGCCAGCCCGGGTAGATTATACCAGCGTCGCCGACTCAGTCGAGGATCTGGATGGACAACGCCCGACAGTTGAGGGAGACGCTGGCGGCTATTTGTCGTCATTCCAAGTGTGGGGTTCCGGCGTTCGCCGTGAGAACATCCCTAACGGCCATCTCTGGTGGGGAGTGGTGTATGACGGCACAAATACGATAGTCAAGATATACGCCAGCAATCCCAGTGGAGGCGGGGTGTCTCCTGTCTCCCAGGGAACTAAATCAGGGCGGGGTGGGTGGGTGAATCTCTCTGAGGTAAATGGCTCCGGAATCAGCGCCATCGTTTCTGTGGCGGGCACCGTTGTCACTGACGACGAGGACGTGGCCAACACTCTCACATTTCAGGACTGGTTCTTGGACTGTGTACCTTTGGGGGACTGCGGCGGCCGGATAGGCATTTGCCTGATGGTCAATAATTTTTCCGCGTTCACTTATGCCGATATTACACCGTTAGTGCTGGGAGATGGTAGTCTGATCGCCAGATTGGAGACAAAACGGTTTGAACGGGGAGCGGCGGATTTTACGACTCCCTACGATATCCTTTTGCTGCCGGTCCAGTGGTGGGACGTGCAGGGGCTCAATACCATTGCCGTGCACGTTACCGCGATCGGCGGCGGCGGTGGGGTCTTTCCGCAGATAATCAAGGGCTGACGGAGTCGCCATGCTGATACTGTTCGGGAGCGCCACATCGGGTAGCCCGCCCGTATGCACCGAAATGTCCGGACTGGTCACGGGTGAGGAGATAATCTCCACGGAGAGATCCGCCATTGTCCGTGGTGGCGGGTCTTCCGCCGCGGACGGAGCCGTCATCGGCGCTCATGGCTCAGTGGTCGATGCTCTGGTGTCCGGCCTGTCTCCAGGCATTGCAGTGCAACGCGGCGCGTTCCTCGTGGCCTCCGCGCGGATTGCGGCCGATAGGTCGGCCAATGTATCCGGCAGCCCCGAAACATCCATCTCCGGCTTGCTGCGCGGCGCAACGGCAACAACCGCGGCAGGGCTTGTCGTTGGCGAGGAAGCGGCCGTCGAGCCTTCCTACGGCGAATTCACCGTCCGCAACATGTCGGACCTGGTTGTTTCCTCCAATGGCTCGGAAATCTACACCGTCCTCAGTATCCGCTATGCCTACGACTGGGCGCGCGAAGAGTTCAAAAAGGCCATGTTGCTGGAAGCGCCGGAACAAATTAAGCGCTACGACAGGATCACTAAAACCCTGGAATTGAAGTGGCTCAATTCTTCCCGCCTCGCGTTCGCGATGGGTGTGCGTCTCCTCGGGTACCTGTCCCGGCCGCGATGGGACATAGCGTTCACGGACGGGACAGGGGCCGCCTCGATACCGCCCGGCGTGTGGGTTTCAGTCGCTCATCCCCATGCCCCGGCGTCGGGCCGAATGCTGGTAATGAACAGCGAACTGAACCAGTCGGCCGCCTCCGTGCGCCTCACCGTGGAAGCGGTTGCCGGAGACGCTCCGGAAATCGTGCTGGCTAAATTGTCGGAGGCGTATGCGGCGCAACTTCCGGATGGCATCAGCGTCACCTATTCGGCCGGGTTCGCAACGTTCACTATCGCTGACGAGGCCGGCGACCCGCTGCCCGGAGCGAAGGTCACACTGGATGGAGGTACGACCCTGATGTCAGATAAATTCGGTAGGGTGTCATTCCAGACAGGCCGCGGCGTTCACCATCTGCGAATTGAGGCCGACGGCTATATTACCCGTGAAGAGGACGTGACCGTATGAAGCTGAAAAAGATTGTAATTACCGGCGCGCCGAAGGAGTTCGAAATTCGGATGGTAAAAGAGGCGTGTACGCCGAAAATCGCCGGGCTATTCCTCCAGGATGAAAATCTGAACTGGACGGCCGCTGCACTCACGGTGGACGCATAAATGGCGTCCGGCACCGGGTCATATTCATTCATTCCTGTGAGGCTCATGGGTGAAACCTGCAATCTGCCGGTCACCTGGCGTACCGAATGGACTCCGTCGGGATTGTCCGGCAATGAGCCGATATTTTTCGGTGCGGGAAGTGTGGGAATCGTCGGGTATGTAATGGTAGGCGGAGGGGGGCAATGGTCAATAACCAGACAGCCCGGAACGCTCCGTATATGGGCCACGTGCGACGGGAGGGAGTACGGTCCGGTCACAATCTCCTTCGCCGGAGGCTACTGATGATACCGCGGATCATACATCAGATATGGCTGGGCGGAGCATTACCGGCACAATATGCAGCATGGCGAAATCGGCTCCTGGAGCTGCATCCGGGCTGGGACATGCGGCTATGGACCGAGGCAAACCTACCCGACTACGCCCAGGTCATGGACCGCTACGACCTGCGAGGATACCATCCGACCATTACATCTGATGTATTTCGGGTGATCGTCGTGCATCGGTATGGAGGTATCTATTTTGATAGCGACATTGAGCCTCTAGCCTGTGTTGAGCCCCTGTTGGCGCATTCATTTTTCTGCCGCTACGATGGGACAATACAGATATTCGCTGGGAAAGAATTGCGGATCCTCTCTGGTTACGGTTTCGGAGCGGAACCGGAGAGCCCGATTCTGGCGGGATATATGGAACGATGTGAAGCGTTGCGCGACTCAGGAGAGAATATCCTGTATCGAGCTGGCTTCCTGGGGTTGTCCGAGCACCTGTGGAATAACCGCTCGGTAATAACCATGCTGACGAAACATGATATGGAAACGTACTGTCGACATGAGGGCCGGATGGGGTGGTCTCAAGCAGCGGGATACCGTCCCATATTCGAAAAAAAAACGCTGCAAGAGCCGTTTAAAAAAGGAGAGAAACCCGCCGCCAGGCCCTGGCCGAGCGCCGAGGAAATGCTGCGCCACCACCGCGGACCGGAAATCGGATGTTGCGGCAGGCCGTCAAAAGCGGATTTGAGGAGATAGGAAAAAGAGGCAGCGGCCGGACCATGCGCCAACATGGCCCGGCCACCAGCACACTGACCGAGCAGTGAGCCGACCGAAGGCTGCCCCACTCTGCACAGAGTTAGGGGAGCCTAACAAAACTTGTTTGATAAATCAAGGGGGCTCACGTGAGACATTATCCTATCCTGGCCTGGCCCGGCGGTAAGCGTCGGCTAGCGAAAGTCTTGTTACCATTTATCGAAACCCGGTCGCATACCTGTTATGTTGAGGAGTTCGCCGGCGGAGGTTCGATGTTCTTTTTCAGGCAACCGGCCGAAGTCGAGGTCCTGAACGACGCCAATAACGAACTGATTAACCTTTACCGCGTCGTAAAGAACCATTTAGAAGAGTTTATACGCCAGTTCAAGTTTGCCCTTTCAAGCCGGAAACTGTTCGAGTGGGCGAAGGAAACCCCGCCCGAGGTATTGACCGACATCCAGCGCGCCGCGCGGTTTCTTTATATCCAGAAGCTGGCATACGGAAGCAAGGTCACCGGCCAGACCTTCGGGGTTTCACCCAGTTCTCCGCCTCGATTCAACATACTCCGCCTGGAAGAGGATCTGAGCCAGGCCCACCTGCGGCTGGCCCGGGTATGGATTGAGCACTTGGACTGGCACGAATGCCTGACCAAGTACGATCGTGACTACACGCTCCACTTTATGGACCCCCCGTACTTTGAACTGGAAGGATACGGAATTCCGTTCCCCATCGACGAATACCGGAAGATTGCCGAGGCAATGCGCACCATGAAAGGCAGCGCCATTCTCACCATCAACGACCACCCGGAAATGAGGCGCATATTCAAGGGTTTCTCGGCTGAAACAGTGGGGATCGACTACACCATCGGCGGCGCCGGGAGCGGTAAAGGAAGGCGGGAATTGATAATCAGGAACTGTTGGATATAGGGTGGAGTTAAAAACCTTACTGCAAGCAAAGCTTGCCCGCCTCAGATAATTCGCTAGTCGGAAGCAGGGAAATATTTCTATTAATAATGATAATCAATATCATACATTTATGTGAAATCAAGGGTGGTATTAACCACCCTTGAAATTCCCTATTATTTGTAAAATCCTTTACTACCAAATCAAGTGTCATTTACCGTCATACCATGTGGCGCGTTACATTGATGAAGCCGATTCAACGATTATTCCATGAGGTATTGGAATAGCAGAAAAGGTTGGACAGAGGTTGACCGGCAATGGAATTTAAATCAAAAAGCCCCACGGGGTATCCCGCGGGGCCTTGATTTTCCTGGAGCCACCTGCCGGAATCGAACCGGCGACCTATTGATTACGAATCAATTGCTCTACCATCTGAGCTAAGGTGGCAGCTATGGGGACTTCTCTATTATACCAATTCGGCTTTCAAGTCAAGACTCTTGCCGATGTGAAGCGCGATGTTATAACTCACCAGCGAAATATGCAATAACTCGCCGCAAGAAAACGTTTGACGTGTTCAATTTTTGTTTGGTTTTGAATTTTCCAGGAAACCCTACAGGTAACTTTTTCACCTCACGATCCCCGCTCAACATCTCCTTTCTGTTCCTCGCCCCTTGCTAAAGCAACAGCCATTTTCGCGTATGTGTAGGAGACGCCCATTTCCTTCGCAAATGCCCTCACCGGTCCGCCTTGATAGGCTGCCGTCAGCTCAGAGAGAAGCGCTTTGACCTCTTGCCGGTTCCTTTCTCGTTTCGTACATGTCGGTTTCTTGCCGTGACGTTTCAGTATTTTTCTGAGAGTTACCGTGCTGCTACCACAATCGCGGGCGTATTCACAAAGATCCTGCCCTTCATAGGCATCCACAACGGCTTTGTGCCATTCGCGGGTTATGATATGGCTCCATTTGGGAAAATAGACATAATTGTTGCCGCAAGTAGAGAAGAGACGCACAGCCGCATCTAGACCAATAACCTTGATTATTTTCTCAGCATCCTTACCACCGCCGGAAGGCGAAAGATACAGCATTTGACCGGCAAAAGTATTCATGAGTTTACCTGCCGACTCTTCTCCAATGGCGACGATCATCTTTGCCCGAACTTCAGTAAAAGAGGCGCGTCGCTCCGGAAGTTTCGTTTGATTGCATTTACCCATATGCCGACTCTCCATAGTGTAAAGGCCGATTATGGACATCATAACCGGCCTTTATTCCCTTGATTAGCGGCGCGTGGCCGGGGTCTCTCAAGGGTAGCCCCTGGCAGCCCATAAAGGAGGTGGCCCGGCGACAGCTCACGCCGGAAACGGGGTATGCGCCTGCTGGTCCGCCTTGTCCAGGCACATGCCACGGTAAATCAGATAGTGATCCCCATGCGGGCGATCCGCTCCGTCTCGGCGGCCATATCATTCTCGTTGATACCTCTCCGCTGAAGGTGTTGCAATACCGGGCCCCCGTCGAAGTACCACCCTTCAACACCCGGTAGATCATGGGCGTTAAGCATGAAGCGGGGGATTGTAAACTGATGAAGATTGTCTTCTCCAATCGAGGTAAAACCTCTGGCGGACATGATTCTGCCCAGGGCTACCAGGCGCCTGAACTTGCCGACAAGCTCACCGGCAAGCCGCGCGTAATCGCTTCCGGCCTTTTCGGCTTCAACTCTCAAGAAACGGGAGATGACTGCCTTATCCCTCAGTTCCAGCGTTGCCAAATCATCTTCCGCCTCTGTAAGTTTACGGTTCAGTCCGGCTATGGTTTGCCGCGCATGCTCGATTGTCGTTTCAGCGTCTTCCAGAGCGACAGAGACCCTTTTCTTTTCGGATTCGATCAGGGTATCAAGTTCTGAAAGTTGACATTCAGTGGCGTTCCCGGTCGCGATCTCCGCGAGGAGGTCTTCCCGTTTCCGGTTCAACTTGTCCAGTGACGGCAGCCCGGAACGGGTCTTATCGGACACCTCTTCCTGAAGGGCTATCTGTTCCTGAAGCTGAGTTACTTTCTGGGCTGCATCGGAAAGCCTCGTCCGGAACAGAATGGTTTCTTCAACGGCGGTGTCCAGGTCAAACACTTCGGCTATGATCGCTTTTTCTTCTTCTTGCAGCTCCTCAAGCCTGGCCTCGGCCTCCCCCGCCTCTTTCGCCGCGATTTCAACCTTCGTTTTGAGTTGCTCGAACCTTTCCTTTTCCTGAGTCTCAAGGTGATCCGTTGAAAAAGTGAAACTTAAGTCAATGCGGCTTGAAGCGTCTACGCGGAGACATCGCCTCTTCTGTTCAATACCGCCCTCTCTACAAAAAAGTTCCAAAGCTTTGTCTGCTGCGTCAAGTGCCTGTTGCTTTTCCTTATGCACCTTGAAGGCGTCGGCAATCGTGCCGCGCAGATCGGCAAGCATCGAATGTGCTTCGTCCCTTTTGGCAAGTCGTTCCTCGGTACCGATATCAACCTTTTTTGCAGTCTGTTTTCCCATTTTTGAGTCTCCTTTTTGCTGGCTGCCGGGTAGTCATCCAGCGCGGTTAATGGTTCTATACGTGACGTGCCAAATCAGCGGGTATCAAGGGGCTATCCCGGTTTCCGGTTGCCTTTTCGGTAGATTCCGCAAATCTGATATACGTCTCCGCGGTCTTTTGATGTGCCATCATCATCCTTGAGACGTTTCCGGCAAACCTATCGAGTTCTACGTCGCTCAGTTTCCTGTTTCCGGCCGCCATTCCAAACCGTTCAAAGATATTCATCGATATCCTCCTTATCCGTTACTTCGGGGCTGAACCTTTTTATCTTTTCAACCGTGCACACTTCTCTAAAACCGGTATCACCTCTCTGCGCACGGTCCTTTCATTTAACTCCTGAACCGAAAAATAGTTCGTAATCTGAATGGGGCGGCTGCCGTTATCAGGCGAGGCTCTGAAAGCATCAGCAACTTGCCCGCCCGTGGCAAATGAGCTCTTTGGTACAGGAAGATGAATAACACCTGAGAAAAAATTACTGCCGGCGCTTGTAAGACGTTCCTGGATTTGATGGCCCGCCCTGCTCCATGGCTCATTGATTGCCGCCATGAAACCTCGTCCGATCTTCGTATCCCAGAACTTCACAGCCTCATTGTTGATAAACCATTCTCCGGGTCGCGCCATTACGTGAATGCTATCGACCGGGCTGTCGCCTGGGAGTTGTCCACCCCTGGCGAAGCCGGGAAGGGGAGATGAAGTCGAAGCGGAAGTCGCTTCCCTAGCGGCCTTGGCAGCGGCAGCCTCTTCCTTTATGTTGGCCATCTTCCGCTTGTGGATCTCCTCCAGGAGAGTGAGCGCCTCCTGATATTCCTGTGTAATGGCCATGTCTCCCGCCTTCCGGGCGTCGTCCAGCTTGGCGAGCAGTTCGTCCTTCTTTGCCTCGTAATCGCGCTCCTCGATGGCGGTCTTGTTGCCCAACATCTCGTCCAGCTCGTCGCGGAGGCTGTCCACCGTGTCCTCGGCCTGCTCTTGCGCTTCTTTCAGGGATTCCGTGAGGCGGTCCACCTCGCTCCTGACATCGTCCAGGTCCGAGTCGTTCAGGAGGTCCATCTCCTTAATCAGGCTGTTCGCGCGCTGTACCTGCCAGTCGGTGGCCAGCCCCATCTTTTTCAGCTGTTCGGTCAGTTCGGCCACGGCCAGGCGCTGGGAGTAGTAGCGGTAGGTGAGCTGCTCCGCCTTTTCGGCGTGCTCGCCCAATAACCTCCCGAACTGGAACCAGTCCCGGCTCGCCTCGTCCGCCTTGCGGACCGCCGCCGCGACCTCTTCCAGTTTGGCACGGAGCCCCTCCACGGTATCCAGCGCGGCCTGTTTGACCGATACGCCGAACGCCGCCGCCACCTTCGGGCCGAGCGCGACCACCTTGTTCGTTATCGCGTCCCATTGAGCGTAAAACCATTGTGCAAAAGAGCGGAACGATTCTTGCTCTTTTTTCGAGGTCTTCTCGGCTTCCGCCGCCTCGCTTTCATACCTGCCGATGTTCTCGGCGTTGATCTGGTCGTCCAGCGCCCGTTTTGCTTCGGCGTATTCCCTGTCCGCCTGGTACTTCGCTGCCAGAGCCTGCTTGTATTCCACCGTGTCGGGCGGAGCGGCCGCCAGTTCCCGCCGCCTGAGTTCCGCCACCTGCGCCAGGTAATTCTTTTCAGCCTCCAGCTTGTCGCGGGCGGCTTGCTGATGGGTGATGCTCCCGTCCCGCTCGCTGTCCTTCAGCCAGTCCAGGCGCTTTTTAAGTTCGAGCTGGTAATCGAGGGAGGATTTTTCGAGGTTGATTTTCTCGTTTTCGTGTGACTGTTTGCGCTGTTCGGTCTGCTTGTTGGTAAACAGCGCATGTGCCTGGCTCATCGCAGCAAGGGCGGTTTTATATTCTTCCGATTCCTTGTCATACAGGCCTGAAACCAACTCGAAGCGCTGTTTTTTGACTTCGTAGAGTTTCGTTGCATCTTCGAGTTCCAGATTTATGATTCTTGTCCGTCCGGCCTGCTCTGTGATGGCTTCCTGATTGACCTGTTCCTTTATCAGGTCGATTAGGCCCTTGGTCTCTTTCTTTTTGTTCTCCAGCGATATCTCGATCTTATCGAGCTCGATGAATTTCGAATCTTCCTTGTGTTTTCTTTCCAGCTCCTGGAGCGCCTCGTTTTTATTTTTTTCCAGGAGAATGTATGCGGCGGCGCCCTTCTGGGTGCTTTTCAATTCCTCGGCGTAATGGTCTTCAATGGCCGCTTTCTTCTTTTCGTATTTCTGTTGATACTCAGCCACAAGCTGACGGTCCAGGTCCCCTGAAGCCTTCGCGAACTTAACGGCATCCTTCAGCTTTCCCTCCTCGGCTGAACGTTGAGCCGCAAGGGACTTTTTTGAATACTGTTCTTCAAGCTGTAGCAGCTCCCGCTTCCTGCCTTCTTCCATTCGCCGGTATTCATCGCTCCCTTTCGCGACCAGCGCCATGGCTTTTGACCAGTATCCCTCGATCGCGCCCTTTCTCTCTTCGTATTCCTCTTTCGTCTTTTTGGTCAGGTCCGTCTCAATCTTCGCAACTGATTTTCCGCTCTCTATGGCGATGTTGGCGCGCTTCAGGGCATCCTGGACCATATTCCCGGTGCTCTTGGCTCCTTCGGAATCTATGTCTTTCCAGATTTCGATTACCCGGTCCCTGATCTCCTTGAGCTTGGCAATGCGTTCGGACAGGGAGAGCGAGGCGTCTGTGACGGTATATTTGGCGTGGTAATATCCGACTGCGGCGGCCGTCAATTGCCTGTACTTTTCAACCAGGACGGCGACACCTTGCGCAAGGGTGCTTGTGCCCTGCAATGCAGCGGTATACGCAGGAAGAAGTGATTTCCCCACCTGGGCCTTTGATTCCAGTATTTCATTGTTCAGCCGATTGATGGCGGCCTGCCCTTCCTGAGCGGCCTTCACCGCTGCATCTCCATAGGTCAGATGCAGCATTTCAGCAAGGCGGGGAAGCAGATCGTCGGCCATGACCTGGCCGTTTCCCATCTGTTTCATCAGTTCTGAGGTGGTGATTCCCATTGAGTCGGCGGCGAGCTTCAAGGCGCCGGGAAGCCGTTCTCCCAATTGCTGATTGAGTTCCTCCGCGCTTACTTTTCCCTTGCTCATCATTTGTTGGAGGGCGAGCAGAATGCCGTTTGTATCGTCCGCTGACAAATGAAGAGCAGTAGCGGCTTCCGCCACTCCGACGAATACCTTTCGGGCCTTTTCGCCCTCAATGCTGGTATTCTTGGTGGCGGCGGCGAACTTGCCGTATGAATCAGCCGTGCTCGACAGATCGAGGCCCAGGCGGTTTACCTCTGTTCGCAGGAAATCGATCTCTTTACCAGCATCAGCGCCGGAGACGGCCTCCAAGGTGCTTTTCAACTTGGTCATTTTTAGCGAGGCGTCTACACACTCCTTACCCATCGCGACGAAGCCCATGCCGGCAAGTGATGCGCCCACAGAGCCGACCGCGCCCTTTAACGACAGGAAACTGTTGCCGGTCCCTTTCAGTTCCTTATCCAGGCCCGTGAGCTGTTCTTTCAATGCCTGGTGAGCCCGTTTTATTTCCGTGGCTGAAATAATTCCGGAAGTTTTGATCTGTTCAAAAGCAGCTATAAGGCTTGCTCTCTGTTTTTCGATATCGAACGCGGACCGAAGATTGAGGGTCTTGAAAGCGCCGGAGAGGGCGGAGAAAGAGTTGTCGAGGCTGTTGGCTACAATCTTGCCCGATATGCCCATGGCCTGGAAGGCCGACTCGATAGCCTTGATCGCGGCCGATGCGTTATCTTTTGCTTCAATGATGATTTGGACCTTGTCTGTACTCATATTTACCCCTCGTATCTCAGTATCAAGCCAGAGTGAATAAGCATTACGAGCCGGAAGACAGGCATGTCATCCCGGCATTTTTCAGAATCTTGTAGGCAGTTACTTTGGAGACCCCGTTTGCATTGGCAAAATCATTGATTGGCTCCCCGTGGTAGGCGGCAGCCATTCTGGCGTGCTTCTCACGGATAAGTTCCGTTTGGCGCTTCTTGAAATACACGAGTCGGCCGCCAAGATGGGTGATAAGTGTTGCGGTTTTTTCTGAACCGATGACCTTCGCGAAGTCATCGTAAAACTTCCCTCGGCCCTTCCCTGTTGGAATATAGAGCTGGCAACCCATGAAGACGGCTTCGAGTAAGGCAAAGGCATCAGGCCCGACTATCTGATTGACCTGCTCCAGGCTCGCGGACTTCATTCGTCATCTCCAGAGGTCCCGATGTTATCCCTGAGAGTGGCTGGATTTGCTCGCCTCACCAGGTTTCTGACCTGATTTTCTGTTAGGTCATGTTTTAGTGCCAGTTCGCGGTAATTCCGGCCGTCGAACTCGGCAACTATCGCGGATGCCTTGCGTGCTTGCTGCTCCGCGATGTTGAGGGGAAAGTAAATGCAGGCGCCCGCAAAATTCCTGCATATTGAGGCGGTGATGGCGGTCGCCAGTCTGACCGTGGCGGCAGGCTGTAAACCAGCCTCTTTCAGCGTCTCGACAATCACCCTCGCCACTTCCAGATAGAGTCCCTTCCCCGCACGTCGGCTCATAATCCCTCCCTTGATCATCATTTCGCCTTTATCTGTGCCTTGACGGGAGTTGCCCGGTTGAAGGCATAGATAGGCGAGATCCGCCAGCCACATGAAAAGCACCGGTAAAGCTCTTCATCCGTTTCACCAAACTGCCGTTCTCTGTCATTCACCATGTAGCCGCTGCACCTGTGGCAGCGGCCCATGAAGACGGCGACTTTTCGGCGACGAGGTTTCTTTTCCCGTCGTTCCGAGAGGACTTCTTCATCCATCTGGGCAGTATCTTCAGCGAGCAGTTCGCCGATTTCCCCTGACAACCCCGGACAAAGGTCTCCGAGCTGTTCTTCGGCAAGCTCGACCTCGAAATCAGCCAGCAAGGCAAGAGTATCGCTTTCATCCTCAATTTGGTCGGCGTTTGGAAACTCACCCTGTGGGTCTTCAACGTCAACCGGCAATATGGCCCTATCCGGTTCATTCTCGTTTGCGTACCGGGCGGGGGAAACCAGCCTTAATGCAAGAACTGGCGGCGGCTGGTCGTAAAGCCCGCCGCAACCTTCGCAACGGCAATCGCCGCCGGATCGCCCCCGGTTTTGCCCGCAGGCGGCCATTGAGAGTCGGGCTTGATAGCGGAGGCAATAGGCTGTGTTCGTGGCTAGCCAAGTCTCAATGTCCATGTCAGTGGTTGCGACTGCAAGGTGCATGATGTTTTTCTCCGGGGTCCTTTACTTCCGTGCCGGTGTTCGATATAGTAAAACCGTCTCTGAATAGAACGGCGTAAGTCTCAAAGGAAGAGCGGAGGGCGCTTCAGCGCGCCGTCGTGTTGCGCGGTTCGATTCCACGCCGCCGTTATCGGAGTTATTTGCTGGCCCGGCGGGGCCGTCCCCTCAACCGTCGGGCAAAGGACGTGCGTCGGGACGGCTGCGCATAGTCTCAAATCCATTCCAAAACGCTTCAGACCTGAATTTCCCGAACAGGCAGTTACTTCACATCTCCGGAACCGCATTAAAACCATCTTTAAATTTTTGCGTGTCGGCTTTTCGCTTTCCGGCCCATAGGTAGGACACTGTTTGACGAGAAAAGCGGCTCACAGGGCAAATTTCGCGTTCCGGCCTTCCAGGGCAAAGCTTTTTATCCGTTGACCGACTTGGCTTGTGCACTACCGTCAAGAGAGCCGTACCAACACACTTCAAGCGTACCGTCCTTGTGTTGATGCAGCCGCGCGTCACCGCCATGTTTCCGGACGAAGTTAACCCAAGAGGTTACCAGAGGCGCAAGTTCCTGGTGAATCCCGGCGTAAGTGAGAAGCATCTTCCCGATTTCCGTTGCCTGATACTGCCAGTCTTTGTTTCCAGTCGGCTCAATGGCATGTAGCACGATCCCGGAAACGAGTTCCGCCGGTATCTGGTCGCCGGGTTGCGGTTTGTTCATGATTCGCCATCGCAAGCTATTGAAGGCTCCATAGCATTCATCGTGCTGCATGGACGCTTCCTTAGACGAATCCAGACACAACCCCAATAATGTCTGCACTTCGTTGTAATGCCTGAGGGAGTCATCCTCGCTTTCGGTAAGTGCAAATACAGCCGTTAAGAGACTGGTGATCTTCATGCCGTAGCCTATTACGGCGTCGAAGTACTTGATGCTATCCTCGATATCCATGGTAGTAGCGCTCATGTCCGTTCCTTTCGATGGTTTGTTTTGCTGGGCCTTGGTGTGACGTCCCTGTCAGGCCGCCTTCCTCTTCCTCATCGAGTTGAGGGCATTGATTACCTTGCCCGCTCCCTCGAAATCCAGGAATCGGAGATCCGAAACCTTGGCGACCCGTTCGAGGAAAGACCGGAGGGCTTTCTTGCGGCACTCCGGCTCCTCGATCCGGCTCACATCCTGCCACATGGCCTCTATCTTTCTCAGTTGCGGCGGCGTGGCTATGTTGCCCCGGCGGCCGTCCCATTCGTCAAACTTCTTCTGACGCGCGGGCCGCTGCTCCCATACCCCGGCACGCACGGCTATGTCTTTCAGTTCACGGATCAGCACTTCAGCCTGGGTCATGGTAAGTTCCTTCGAGGAAGTCACCTTGAACCATTCGTCAAGGATCGACCGGTAAGTCGGATCATCGAGCTGAAGGGCGCTTTTCAGGCTGTGCACCAGCTTGATTTGATTTTTGGTTATGGAAGCCGTCTTCATGTCGGTTTTCCTCAAGAACTACCTTTTGACGATCAATTCCCGAACCTGGGTATGAAGGTCATTGTAAAGCCGCTTCTGCGTGGCAAACAGCAGGCCGGGCTCAAACCTTTCACTCTTCATGTAATCGATGTCGCAATCGTTGAAGAGCAGTTCCATTGCCTGTGCAAGGGCTTCCAGCTCAAAAAGACGATTGGTTATGTCCTTTTCCAGTAATTCCATTTCTCTCTTATCTGTTTCCGTCATGCGTTCCCCCCTTCAAGGGTAGAAATAGCGCCTTCAAGCTTGCTTTGCAGATAGTGAAAGCAGTGCTGCAATCCGACGGTTTCACGGTTGTTCTTAGGGAGATGGCGCATTTCCCCCGCCATGGCGCAGCATGCCAGATTCAGAAACATGGTGATGCTGAGGCAGTCCTCCAGCTCATTGAGCGCTATATTTTCTTCGCTTGCGGTCATGTCCTCTCTCCTCCTTTGTCGTAGCTGTATTCTTTCGTAATTTTCCTCAGGAACCGTCCCAGGCTGCTTTTTGACGGGGTTCTTGCTTTCCCGAAGCGCCGTGATATCAACTCTCGTAATTCCTTGATGGTATGGTAGCGGTCAAGCCCGTTGATAAAGTCGAACACCTCCTTATCCTGCTCTACGCGGGACATACCTCCACGGGGACGGCGCACAAGCAACGGGTTTATTTTGTCGCGGATCATAGTTTCCCCCTTGTCCGCAGATATTTGTAAAGATGCGACAGACAAGGCGTCCCCTCTTCACCAAAACGGGCAACAAGTTCGGCTCTAAGTTCCTTGCCGGTGGTGTACTCTGGGATTGTTTCAAGATATGCCCATACCTCGGCATACGGGTCATGCTTGCGTTTTTTGATCGGAACAAGCCGCTGCACAATCGGCACGATCCCCGGCAGGTCTTTGGCCTTCATCCCTTCGGTTAGCGTATGGAGCGCGGCAATAAGGGCCTTGACCGCCTCCAGTCTTTCTATCCCTTCAAGCTGCTGTAATATGGTATTGGTCATTTTTCACGCGCTCCTTTGTTCATCGCACAGCCCCTTTTCTCTGGTGTTTGTCTCCCCGCTAAATGGCCATGATTACTTCTTCGCTCACCTTTGTTTCCCCCATCTCAAAGGCAAGATTCATGGCTTTGGCGGCATAATTGTTGACTAGGAGTGGGTATGCGTGGGACACATTCCCCTTCCCGTCGCGACTGGCGCTGGTAAGTCGGCGTGAAAGGGCATCAAACGAATCTTCGGAAAATATGTCCTCTATCTTTGCGCCTACGCGTTTGAACTTGGTGGCAAGATAATCCCGCATATGCCCGTTCAACCCCTGGATCTCAGCTACTTGGACCCGACGTATCACCTCGCGCATATCGACATTTTGGGCTTCATTGAACAGATGCTTCAACTCGGTCTGACCGACAAGTATGATGCCGAGGAGTTTCCGATAACCGTCTTCCAGCTCGTAAAACCTTTTCAAGAATTTGAGGGTCTTCACGTTCAGGTCGTGAGCTTCCTCGATGACCAGGCAGGCCCGGTATCCGGATTTCGCGCGGTCCAGCAGCAACCGCTGCACCTGGCGTGATTTGTCCTCTAATTTTATTTTGGCCTTTTCGCTGCTGATGTCGTAGATGATGGCGTCGCAGATGGACGCGGCGGTGAGCCGGGTTTTGTCGATGGTCTGGGGATAGATAACCAGCATGTCGCCCTCACGCTTCAGCTGCTCGACGACCATGCGCCTCATCACCGATTTACCGCTGCCGACCTCCCCGATAATAGCCAGGAACCCGCCGTGCCGGGCGGCGTCAAGCATGGCCTCTTTGATAAAGCGATGCTCGTCGCTCATGTAAATGTCGGAATCCTTCTGGATATCGTCGATGAAGGGGTTGCGGAACAACTTGAAATATCGCATCGCCTCTTGTGAAATCATCTCCACCTCCCATTGTATAGTGATTGACTCAGGGTTTCCGGGGGTCGTTGCCCCGTCTTTCTTCGTCTGATAGCTGCTCTTCGGGTGCACCCGGTGCATCTGCCTGCCGAGCGGGCTCCAGATGTCGCCTATTCGAAACCCCTGCTGAATCAGCCACTGTTCCACTCCGGGTTGTTGCATCAGCCACTGTTCGACCTTGCTTTTGAAATCTGGAACCGTGGCCGGTAGATACCCTCTGTTGATAACTAGGTTGATGGTTGTCCTGGCAAGTCCAAGATGAGTTGCAAGGTTTCCCTGGAAGATGTCGCACCGCACGATCAGCTCTTTCAGCACGATCGGCCGCACCTCCAACCGGTACGCGTTCGATCCGTTCGTCACGTCACACCTCCATTGATTTTCAGCCGTTAGCCGCCTGCCGCCTGCCGCTGGTTTTCACCTGCCTCACTACCCGTAAATCGGCCGATTACCGCTTCTATATCCGCTGCCGTGACCGTGCCCCGGTACTCGGCCCGCAGCTCCCGGTTTATCTCCGTGGTGATAGCGATTCCGGCCTCTCTCATGCGCTTGAACAGCTCCATGACGGGGTATTCCATCGGCGCGGCAGGGCGGGCGATCTCGATGGGTGTGCCACGTTTCGGCAGGGTGGCAAGGTTGTCCACCTTTTCCGTGAACCCCTCGAAGGCGTTCATGCCATAGAAGGGGGTTTCCTTCTTCCTGTTGGGCTCCCGGCTGCCGTAAGCAAGCTCGTCCATCCGCTTTGCGGCCTGCTGTGTAAAGGTCTCGGGCTGGGCCTTGTATTCCTGGCCGATGATAGCCGCATTGACGGAGAACCCTCCCAACTCGGCCGGCAACTTGTCGATAGCCCGCGCCTCGTACCGGTTATTCTCGTACCCGATGATGACGATACCTTCGCGCCACTTGTACAGGTTCTTAATGACCGTTACCTTTGCCCCTGCCGGGATACCGAAGCCGCGCAGGTTGAATTCCTTGCCCTGGAAGGAAATGCGGTTGTTGGCCACGGTGCGCTCTTCCTCCGGTTTGTTCAGCAGGTCCTGGAGTTCGGCCCTGGCGGGGAGTTCACGTAATTGTTCCGCATTGATGTTGAGCCACATGGAAAGGCGGGGGAAACCGTGGCGGGTGTGCTTTTTGGTGGCGTTGTACCAGAGGCAGAAACCGAAGGCTTTTCGGTTCAGGTCCTCCAAAGAGGTCGCCGGGTCGATCCGGAGGCGGGTTTCAAACCATTCTTCCCAGATGCAATGGGTTACCTCTACCGAGCCTTGACGGCGGGAATTGCCCGCCATGCCTGGAAGGATGTCAACGCCGATGCCGTCCCAGAAGGGGAGCCCGAGCGCCTTTGCTTTTGCCCGCGAACCGCCGTCCATAAGCATCAGCAGCGGCACGCCCCGGAAAGGGAAGCGGTTGTCATGCTTCACCTCCCAGGCGCTGCATACGAAATCGAACAGGTTCTCGGCGGTCTCGCCGTCCGTGAGGTAATATTTGACAAAGAAGAAGCCGGAAAAATGATCGGTGATGATGTAGCGTTGCAGTGGCGTCTTGATTTTTTTGAAATTCTCCAGTTTGTTCTTGTAGAATTCATCCTCGCGGATTACCGACATGCCGCCTTTGTCAAGGTAATACTGGATGCAGGTTGATACATCGACGCTGTGAACGTGGTTCGGATGAAGGCTGCGCATCTCGGTGTGCGGGGTAGGGCTGTTCTGATGTTTGGCGCTCATTTGCCGCTCCCTGAGTTTTCTCTGTAGCGTGGGGACCGATACCTGGCCCGGTGCAATCAGGCCGTTATCCTCGAAAAAGACCAGAGCGTTTTCGACCGGGGAGATGACCCCTTTGTTTTCACGGCGTGTGACTCGCATAAAGGACCCTACCGCGTCGAGCTGGTCGGGGCTGATGGAACTTGTTCCCTTGTCGCAACGTGACTTGCGTCCGCTGCTAAAGCCGTACTCCTTGGCTATCCGCATCATGTGCCCGTAGGTGTAACCATATTGGCCGCAGTACTTGTCGATGATTGCCCTCCGGTCGCCGGGCTGCGCTTCTTTAAGGTCAAAAACCATATCCCGTTGCCACATACTTCCCTCTCTGGTGAAGTTTCCGTCGCGTCACGTCCGGGAGGATATAACCGCCTCCCCTGCTTATTTAAAGCCGTTCTGCTCCGCCCATCGGGAATAATCCTCCAGAAGTTCCGGGTTCATGGTGGGATCGCCCACCTCTGTAACCAGGGTGTCGTAGAGGGCTAGAATCTGCATCTTCAGGTAATGGGCGCTGGAGATGAGCGCGGCGCGCATGCGAGGGGAGAGGTCGGGAAATTCGTTCCTGATTTCAGCGGGCTCCATGGCAATCAACGAACCTTGCGCCATGATTTTGTATGCTTCGATCCGTTTAACGAACGCATCCTCGTCAGGGGTAAGCCCGCGGACCAGTGCCTGTTTTTCGAAGAGGGCAAGTTCTTTCTCCTGCTTTTTGATTAATTCCCGCTTTGATGCAATTTCCCTATCGCGAACCCTTATTTCTGCATCTGTATCTTCTTTTACCTTCTTATTCTCCAAGAGGATGTCCTCGATAACCTTCCGAATCTCTTCCCGGTCGGCTTTTTCAAGATTTATGACCTTGCCGTCGCGTATTTCCATACGGGCTTCGTCCGGGAGGGAGGCATAGCCGAGGAGGTCACGGCGAGTAAAACCGACTTTGTCCAACAATTTAACTTCTTCAACCGTCAATGTGCGTGCAATTTTAAGATTGTTATAGGCGGTTGATCTACCGATCCCGAGCTGTTCGAGATAGTCATCTATGCTTGTAATGCCCGGAATTTTCTTGAATTCTTTGTTGTCTATGATCTTGGCCAGCTGTTTATATCCGAGGTATTCCGAGAGGAGTTCTATTGATTTGTATGCCTGTATACGCCCTGCAATCAGTCCAAGTTCGTTGGACAAATTCATTTTTTCTCGCATCTCGGCAAGCTCCCGATCGGCGGCCGCCCTCGCTGTTTTGTAAATCTCTTCACCAGCAAGGGTTTCCACGGGTATTTCAGTTTGTTTTCGCGACATTTTCGCCTCCATCATCCATGAGAATTTGTCTTTCAACCTATTTATAAGTGCCCGGCTAGTAAGGCCAGACGCCTTTTTTTCTGTTCGGCATAACACTTACCTCACCGTTATGGATTCCAGCTCGCGCTGCCGCCGGGCGATCTCTGCCTCCAGGTTGCTCCTGATCCTGGCCCAGTGCACGGCCAGCCTCATGCCGAGCCGATAGCCTCCGCCGATCATCATCACGTACCCTGCGTCCTCCAGCGTGGCCAGGTGGCACATGACCGTGCCCACCGACATGCCGACCGCCTGAGCGATCTGTGGCCCGGTGACTATGTCCTTTACCCCAGACAGGTACTCAATAATCTCTGTCGTCTTCCGGACCGCCTCAATCCGTTTGTAAGTTGTCGCCACGATCAGACCTCCTTAAGGTTGTCCGCTATCCAGGAGCCACGCGGAACAGCTTGCGGTCGAAAATACGCGACGGCGGAAGAACCTCCCGGAAGTTCGCCGAACACTCGTAAAACACCGCACTCCATCTTCTCTTCGTGAATCGCCCAGAAATCGCACAGGCGAAACGGTATCATCGGAAATCCCATCAACATGACGCGCCTCCTACTTGATGCCGCGTTTGGAGCGGATTATTAGTATCCGCTGCTCGATGCTGCGCTGTTGTTCGGTGAGCCGGGCCAGCTCGACCAAGTCCTTGTCTTCCGGGTGCAACACATCGGCGTCGAGGGGCTCCAACAGGTAGCGGAAGGGCTCAAAAGTGCCGCTTACGAAACAGAACGCCGTAAGAGCAGCGGCCTTCATTCCATTAGCCGGATCACTTGCTGCGTATTTGTCCAACATCTCTTTACTGATCGTTGCCTTCATCAGGCGTGACATCTCGGCCGCAATCTGATAGCGGTCCTTGCCGCAGCCGCTCATCGACCTGGACAGGCACTGTCGGAAGCCCAGGTCAATATCAAGGGCACCCTCTGCCGTGTTGTTGTCAAACAGCGCCGGTTGCATAGATAACCCCTTATCAACATGTGCTTTTCGATTCGCCATGACATCCCTCATTTGCTCTGTTAAACTCAAACCATATTTGATAGAGTGCAAAATCAATCAGGCTGTAATGGGTTCGCCGCTCTTTGCACGGATCATTTCTTCAATGATTTTTTTCACCCGGCTGCCTTTACGTTTTGCGTTGATGACGTAGGAGACGAATGTTTCCGAGACCCCGGCTTGCTCTGCAATCATACGATTGGTGATTCCATATAGAGTCATAAGCGATCTGGTCTTTCTGATTTCATAGTTTTTCATGGGTTGCCTCGCTTCTGGGAAAGTTTCCCGCGACGTCTCAGGCTGATAGGTCAGCAAAAAATTTTTATCACTTTACGTTTAGATTCGTAAACATTTGAGGACAATATAAACTCAATTAAGAACGGAGTCAACAAAAAATGAACTCATTTGCGGACAGGCTGAAAATAATCATGGGGTCCGTGTCTGGTAGGGAGTTTGCTGCAAAGCTTGGCAAAAGCTCTACTACTGTAAATCAGTACCTCAAAGGTAGGACTCCACCCGCAGATTTTATTGTCCTCGTTTGCGAGCGATATCAGATTGAACACAAGTGGCTTCTCACGGGCGAAGGCCCCATGAAACGAGGTGAAGAGCCCAAAGCCGCACCTGGGGTCATTGACGAGGAGTTACTGAAAGAGGCAATCCAGGCGGTTGAGGAGTATTTGGAGGAAATAAAGGGGACACTGACGCCGGAAAAGAAGGCGGAACTGGTGATGCTGCTCTGTCAATGGCATTTGAAGGAAGCTCCGGAAAGCAGGAAAATCAACAGGGCAACGGTGATAAGTTTGGTAAGGCTTGCGGCATAAGGAGAAAGGGATATGGCGGACGATACGAAAGAAAGAATGAAAAGCGTTTTGAAGCTGGTAAAACCAGTGTCAGGAGAGAAGCCCTCGCCCAGCAAGAAGAAAGAAATATCGACAAGCATTTCAGTTTCAGATAGTCACGGCGTTGTCATAGGCGACAATGGCACGGTTAACAACATCACAGCTGAAAAGGTTGTACATCGGCCAAAAGTCACGGTAGTGCCTGGACATGTGGTTATCACTGAAGAACAGGCGGTTATCATCAGAAGCCTTGTCAGAGAGATAGGAGACCTTGAGAAAGCCCTGAAAACGAAACCAAAAAGCTATGCCGCAATTCAAAATGCCGCAAATAACAAGGGCGGCGTCACCCAGTATCGCTTGATACCTCTTGAAAAGTTTCCAGTTGTGGAGAAATATCTTCGTCAATGGATCGGACGCTTGACAGGCGCAAAGAGCGCTCCTAAAAAACTCACCACTGATTGGCGCAAGAGACAATATGCTTATATTAAAACAAATGTCATAAAAATGGGCCTTGAGAAGAAACTTGACGAGTATTTGAATGATAGATTTCAAGTCGATTCCATCTCAGATTTGAGCGATGATGATTTGAGAAAGACTTATCTTGCGGTTGCAGGTTGGAAGCAGGGGGCTAAGTAAAATGGGTATTTCTGAAAGAATAGACCTGAATAATAGAGACTATTTGCAGGGTTGTGGACGAGTAGGTGATGGATTACTGCATTTGGACTGGGCGCGACAGGCGGTCCGTGCCGGTGATACCGACAGAGCACGGGTGGAATACATGAAGGCCGCCGAGAGCTGGCGGCAGGCCAACGAAACAGAGGGCGGCAAGTGGTCAAGAGAGCTTGAGCTTGTAAATAAGGAGTACTCCGATTTTGTCCAGGCTGATCCTGCCTACAAAAACGGATTGGCTGTGCTTATCCCGATCATCAAGGCAACGCCCGGCATCCTGCAAACCGATCTGTATAAGGTATGTCCCGGCGTCGAACGAGAAACCATCTCATACATCCTCTACTTTGCTTCATTATCTGGGGTCATCAAACGGATGAAGAAAGGCCGGACTTACGAGTTGCACGCGACCTGATTGGTAGACAATCCATTGGGGAGAAAACAAAATGTAACGAGATCCGTATCGTCATCAAACATCACTTGAAATTGACCACAATCCCGCACTATCACGAAGACTCCCGCTCTCTCCCGCAACCCACTTATTGCATATCTTGTCCCTGACTTATATCATCTCTGATCACCGATGTTCAATCAAGCGGATGTCAGGGTTGCTTTGCTAGGCAATGGACACTTCTATCCTGAACCGTGCGC